AAACGATACAAGCGGATGGTGATCTAGCGTGGCCCGGCTGACCTACCGCCAGCGCTTCCGGGTGTATCGCCTGGACCAGGATGAGAACAGCCCAGAGGACTGGGTGCTGACGGTGGAGTCCCTGGCCGCCAACGTGACGCAGCTCAACCCGGCCTCGGTGCTGGCCGGCGGGAACTTGTACAGCCCCGCGCCCACGCATCGGGGAGTAGCTGCTTACTCGGAGGACTTAGCGGGCGGGCGCGACCGACGGCTGCTGGTGGCAGCTGATGACCTCCGCGAGCAGTACCTGTTGCTGGACACGCGAGAGTTGCGCCGGCCGCGAGCCGGACATGGCGAGCTCTTGCTTATCCTCCACAAGCAGACCCCGCCGGTGAGCAACTTGGCGGTGAGCTAGGATGCTGCGCGTCAAGCTGTTAGGCGCTGAGGAACTGAAGCGGCGGCTAGCGCACGTGGCTACCCAGGCGAGGCCGCAGATCGAGAATGCGCTGCTGCGCGCCGGCAAGCTGATAGAGGGCGAAGCCAAGCGGACGATCTATGAGCGGTTCGCCACCAAGGCGGAGACGAAGCGCGGGATCACCTTTGAGACACCCCATAAGCATCTGTGGGGGAAGACGGGCCTACTCAAGAGCAGCCTCACGACGCGGCCCCTCGGGCCGGGGCGCGTAGCGGTAGGGAGTCCGGTCGTCTATGCCCGAATCCATGAGTTTGGTGGTGACATTGAGGTGCACGGGGTGTCGCGCTTGGCCAGCGTACGGGGGCGGATTACGGGGAAGGGCCGCAAGAAGCAGTTGACGCTCTCGGCGGTCCGGGCGCATACGCGGTCGGCCTACGCGATCCACATCCCGGCGCGGCCCTACCTCGGCCCAGCGCTGGAGCACCAGCAGCCAGCCATTCGTCGCAAGCTGGAGCAGGCCGTGGAGGCGCTCCTCCGGGGGAAGTAGCCCAATGACCATCAACGAGTTGGTAGACGGGCTGGTGGGCGTGCTGCAAGCCGTTGCCAGTACGCAGATGGCGCAGGCCAAGGTCTACAAGGGCGACCAGCGCGGCGCGCGGGGGCCTCGCGAGATCAGCGTGGTTTGGCTAGGCGCGGGGGAGTCGCATGGGTTCAACAACGAGTTCAGCGACGAGCATCGGGTTATGCTCATCGCGCGGATGCCGTGTGCCGACCCCGCGGAGACCTCGCCGACGGCACCGGGTACCTGGTATGGCTACTTCCTGGACCTGTGCCAGGAGTTGCGTGACGCGGTGACGACGGTAGCCACGCGCACACTGACAGCGGGCGGGGAACAGTTCCAGCGGCTAGAGATCACCGGCGACGAGTGCGGCTACGACGCCGGGCAGGGCGCTGACGAGATGTGGATGTACACGGTGACGCTGACCGTGCAAGCGCCGCAGGACTAGCGGGGCGGAGACCGGGGGCCAGGCGGAATGCTCAGGGGGCGGTGGAGGGGTCCAGATGGGCCAGGGCACCGGGGTCAGCCAGTACCTCAAGTATGGCACGGGCGGGAGCGCGGACACCTATGCGGGGCGCGTCGTAGGCGGATCGTGGGATGGCGACTCGCAGGGTGACTGGTTCGGGTCTGCCGGGGGCAGCGGGCGGCCCGGGTGGGGCATTGCCAAGCTGGGCGGCTCCGCGCAGATTGAGGTAGCCAACGCGACGCTGCTCAGCTACTTCACGCGGCGGAGTTTCACCAACCCCTCGCTGCAAGCGCTGACCTTCGAGGGTGCCTATGCCAATCCGACCGGGGCCGGCTGGACGCAGACCTCCTGCTACCTCAGTACTATCGAGGTTGGCCTCAGCGTCTCCGCGCCGCTGACCGCGACCATCGGCTGGGAGGCCACGGATGAGGCGGCTGCGGGGTCATACTCGGCCCCTACAGCCAGCGCCTCCATGTGGCAGTGGTACCACGGGCAGTGCACGCTCAATGGCGCGACCTACTACCTACAGTCCATGCGGATGAGCGCGAGCAACAACCTCGAGGCCTGGTCGAGCGTGGAGACCAAGAGTAGTAACCAGTGGCGCCTGCCGACCGGTTTCCGCGTCGGCAAGCAGGACGTGAGTCTCTCCTGCGAGATGTACTCGACGCCCAGCACGAGCCTGTGGAACATCCATGAGGACGTGCCTATCAGCAATGCCGGCGCGGTCATCAAGACCACCGACGGGGCACACACGCTGACCTTCACGCTGGCGAACCTGCTAGTCAAGACGCACCGGATGCCGTTTGAGGGTGAGGATGGCGCGGTGCTCTACTCGCTGGAGATGGCCGGCGATCCCTGGGCGAGCGACACGCTGACTATCGCGTATAGCTAGGAGGCAGAGCATGGGTTACGTGTTGGGGGCACCCAAACGAGTAGAAGTCGGGGGGATCACGTGGATAGTCAACACGCCGGCGGGAGCCTTCTCCGCTTGGGAGGACGCAAGTCGCGAGGTCATCGCCCGGCTGGAGGAGGCACAAGCGCTGACCGATCCCGTTGAGCGCGGCAAGATGCTGCGCGAACTGGGCGAGGCACAGCGGCGGCAGGAGATGGCAGCCTTCAACTTCGTAGTGGATTGGGAGGGCGTGACTGACTTGGCAGGCAACCCCATCCCCTTTTCGCAGGAGGCCCTGCAGCAGGTGGACACCGGGGTGCTTCGGCTGCTGGGGTTGGCGCTAGCCGCCGAGGGTGAGCAGGTTCTGGAGAGGGTGCAGGCGGGAAACGCATCCTGGAGCGGCGAGTCCAAAGCCTCGTGACGGGTGCGGTGGTCGAGTGCCCGCTGCTCCTGCGCTGTGCCATCCTGATGCGCGAGTTCCCCGCGTACACGGCGGAGGCCTTGCTGGCGGAACCCGCGGAGGTCTTCGAGGGGCTGTGGGCTATCGTAGCGGCGCAGTCCCGTGTATCGGCGGCACTGAAGAAGTAGGCGGCGAACTATGCCGGATATGAAACTGCAAGTCATCCTGGAGGCGGTAGACGCCGGCTACTCCCAGACTCTGGGCAAGGCTCAGCAGCAAGGAGAGCGTCTAGCCCAGATGGGGCAGCGCGTCGGGATTGGACTAGGTCTCATGAGCGCCGGTATCCTGGCGGGCGCTGCGAGTACAGTTGGCGCGGCGGCGCAGATGGAGATGGCGACAGCCAGTTTTACGCAGATGCTCGGGAGTGAAGCGGAGGCGACTCGTTATGTCGCCGAACTGCGCAAGTTCGCTACGCAGACGCCCTTTGAGTTCAAGGACTTGACGCAGGCCAGCCGGCTTATGCTGGCCTTCGGGTTTGCGGCGAAGGACGTTATCCCCATGCTGACCGACATTGGGGATGCAATGGGAGCGCTGGGGGCGAATGCCGAGGTCATGAATCGGGTTATCCGGAACTTCGGTCAGATTCAAGCCAAGGGCAAGCTAAGCATGGAGGAGGTCCTTCAGCTCGCCGAGGCGGGTATCCCCGTTTTCTCCATCTTGCAGAAGCACTTGGGGCTGTCGGCGGCACAGATGGGTGATATCGGGCGGCAGGGCATCAGTGCCGACCGGGCAATCGCGGCCTTACGGAAGGGCATGGCCGAGTTGTACGGCGGTGGGATGCAGAAGCAAATGGGGACGACGGCGGGGGCGCTGAGCAACTTCAGCGATGCGATCTTCAACCTCAAGGTGGCTATGGGGGAAGCGTTGACGCCAGCGGTGAAGGCACTAACCCCGGCGCTGACAGACTTTGCCAACGTGCTCAGTTGGCTGGCGAAGAACCCCTTGGGGCAACTGCTGATTGAAGGGGCGGCGGGGTTCGGCTTGCTCGGTGCGGCCTTGTCGCCGCTATTGATCGCCTTGCCGACGCTGCGCGAGATATGGTTGGTGCTGCGAGGAATCGCCGCCGCTGGCCCAGCCGCGGCGGCAGCGGGGCAAGCCGCCGCGGCGGGAGGGGCTGGTGCTGCCGCAGGATTGCGTTGGGCGGGGGGGGCCGGAGCCGTCGCTGGGGCGGTAGGCGTGGGCCTAATGGCAGGCGGCGCAGGCGCAGCGGGGGAGTACCTGGAGAATGCGCCCCGGCCGGGGCAGGCGGGCTACTGGGAGCGTTTGCGGTACGCGCAGGGAGGTCTTTGGGCTGGCCTGAAGGCGAGGGGGCCGATGGGCATGGGCGGCGCGGGTTACGAGGCGAGCAAGTACCTGATGGGCATGGGCGAGTACGGCCAAGCGCCCCAGGTCAACGTCTACATCGGCGGCGAGAAGATAGATGAACGGGTCCAGGCACAAGTGCAGGCCGGCTTGCGCCAAGCGGGCGCCCAGCCAGCGTACTAACCTTCCACGAAACGGGGGCGACTCTCTCATGCGACAGACACGGTGGCTGGCGGTAGCAATCCTGGCGGCGGTGGCGCTAACCGCGATAGGCGCACAGGCGGCGACGGTGACGGCGCTGCAAAGCGAGGTCATGCTGCCCGAGCCGGCAGAAGGCGGCTGGCCAGGCACCAGCATCTACCTCGCCCTGTGGTCGGCGCCGGGCGGACCGAATGCGACGCTGATGATAGCCTGCTGGCCGAGCTACGGTTGGTACTGCCAGGGCTGGGCGGTCGGCGGTGGGATGTGGCGGCAGACACGGGTGTTGTGGCTGCCAGATGTTGAGGAGGGCCAGCCGGTGGGGGCGCGTATCAGTGCCGCGGCGGGCGGCTCGGGCACCGTCTTCAGCTTCAGCGTCAACGGCGAGTCGCCGGGCACGCTGACCGTGGGCGGCAACCCGGCGAGCATCGGCTGGGCGCAGATCGCCTGCGGGGGAGTGGTCACGCAGTGGATGTCCACCACGATCACGACCAGCACGGGGAGCGTCAGCTTCCCCTGGGATGACCCGGCGGAGCTGCTGCAGTGGCGCTGGTACGGGCAGCCGTGGCTAGAACAGAGCTGCCTGTGGCTGCCCGGCAGCGGCAACTGGGGAGGCTAGGCGCGTGGCGCTGCGAGCGACAGCCGTCGAGTGTGACCTCTATTGCAACGGAGCATTCGGCGGAGCTACCGTCTACCTATTCCAGACGCTGCCGGCTACGGGCTACATCTACATGCAGGCGGCGGGGGCTGGCATACTCCCCTACGGGCTGAACTGGGCTGGTAAGACGTGGTCGGCCACAGCAACCACCTACGGCGACCAGGTAAATGTCCGCATTGCAGTAAGTGTTAGTGGTGCGGATGCTCTGGTGTCCTTCTATGCCGACGGCGATCTGCTAAGTACGCAGACTGTAACGGGAGGGGCCAGTGGAAGCCTGAACTTCGTGACACTCTATGGCCTGAATAGTCTGCAAGAGAACCTGTCGCTAGTCTACGACGGTACCACGTACAACTGGCCGTGGGAATCAGCCGATGAGATTGCCGCGTGGGATGTGGTCACGGGCTATAGTTCCTGGTTGTGGGAAGCGACCTACATCGTAACGTCCGGTGTTGCTCAGTGCTACATCAAGTGGCCTGGGCGAGTGCTGACGAGGACCGGCACCATGCTCCTACGTGACTCGATGGGCATACTCTGGCGGGCCGATTCCACGGGCACCGCGATTACCGTGCAGTACCAGACGGCAGCGCCGACGACCTGGAGCGCACCCGTGACGGTGGCTTCCGGGAACTACGGACAACCCGGCATAGTGGACCCCGGTGATGGGTATCTGCACCTGGCCGCCTACTGCCTCACCGACTCTACCAAGTACCAGTGGCGCCGGGGGACCTCGCTCAACTCGTGGATCAGCGACGGCGCGATAACGTGAGGTAGCACATGGCCCTCGTGCGCGGCGTGGCCGCTGTCACCCTAGACAACCCCGACGCCGACGGCCGCCTGGAGCTGGCCGGAGGTGGGCGCACCTGGCGCTTTGTGGAGCGCGAGTCCGACCCGCATGCCCGTGGGGGACCGCAGGAGTCGGTCTGGAGCTACGCGCCCTCCGTGGCTGATGTGCACAACGGGGATTGCAGCGGCCTGCCGCAATGGGGCAGCGGCGCCGCCTACCTGGTGGGCGACGAGGTCGCGCGCATCAACCGCTTTGTAGGCTACCGTTGCCTGCGGGCGCACACCGCGGCCAGCAGCAACGCGCCGGGGACCGGGGCCGACTGGGCCGCCTACTGGACGCCGCTGGCCGGCGCGAGTGAGCTACTCGCCGACCTGCACGGCTGTGGCCCACGGGGCTACGCCGACAAGGCGGACATGCTGCTGGCCAACTGGACGCAGCAGCAAGGGACCTGGTATCTGGCGCAGGTGGGTTCCTCGCCGCCAGCCCAGTACCTGTGGTGGCCGGGCGGAGGCGCCAACACCTACGGGCGAGTTGCCAGTGTGCCGAACTTCTACCCGCACCTGGCTCTGTGGCTCCAGCGAGCCGGAGCGCCCGACGGGCAGGTCTGGCCGACTTACACCCTGGTCTGCTTGCGTCCCGCGACCGGGGACTACTGGTACGCGCTGTACCTGCCGCTGGATACCCAGGCGACAGACCTCAAGTATCCGCGGCTGCTGCGTGCGCCCGCAAACATCACCTTTGACCCGGGCGAACATACCGTCGAGGAGTTCCAGGGGGGCAACCTGGCAGCGACCGGCGGGCTAGGCGAGGCGCGGGAGGAGTACCTCGCGGTTGAGAACACTGACAATCACTTGTTCTTCCGCAACAGCGAAGGACGCGAGGCCTGGAGCTACGCCCCTATGGGCGGGCTAGAGCTGGCGCCGGGTCCGGTGCTGCTGGAGGCCTACGGTCACTCGCTGGCGTTCAACTTGCAACCCCTGCGGTTCCCCACGGCGGGCTACGTGACGCCGCGGCAGCGGGCGAGCACGCCGGCTTGGGTGAGTGCGGATAGGAGCTACTACCTGGTCAACCATGATCCCGGCCCCTACGACGCCTGGGGCACGGCCCGAAACAACTTCGTCAGTGTCCAGTCACAGTACGCCTACGGCGGCGGAGTCGCCAAGCCGCTAGTCAAGTTCGTCACCGACGGCTACCACCGCCCCGTCTGCTACGCGGTAGCGGAGTTCCACTCGCCGACCTTCTCCGCGGCGCGCAGCAGCCCGCAGGCGCTGGCCGGCACCGGTAAGACCGTCTCCGTCAGCGGGCGGGTAGACGATACCTGGCGCGGCGCGACCTGCGAGGTTGTCCTGCGCGTAGAGCAGGGCGAGTACCTGCTCAAGGGCAATGAGAAGATGACGGTGGACGCGGGCTGGGCTACGGGCACCACCGATACGGCGGTCAGCACCAGCACCAGCCGCCAGTTCACCGGCTACGTGCTCTCGGCGACCCGCGAGAAGCGTGCCGACGAGCAGGGCAAGGTCTACCTGACCCTGAACGCTGAGGACGGCATCGGTGCTCGGCTCAAGGCCAAGAAGTACATGTGGCTCCAGCCGGTGCTGGGCGGGCTGACGGTAGGGCAGGACTTCCTGGGCGACGACGGTAAGTTCCTCTACCACACCAGCACCAAGGTGCCCGCCGGTACTATCGTGCGGCACCTGCTGAACTGCGCCGGGGTCCCGGATGCGCTGATTCACAGCAGCATCCTGGCCTGCACCGGGGCGCTGGCCTGGCACCTGCCGGCGGCGGACCGTAAGGGCGACCTACTGCTGGACTATCGGGCCGACGAAGAGGTCCTGGCGGTCCTGGACAAGATCGCCACCCTGCTGGGTGGCTACTTCGGGGTAGACCAGAACGGGACCTACACTATCGCCCAGCGCACGGCTTACGCCGCGGGCGGCGCGGTAGACTGGACGCTGGACGACGACACCGCCACTGACGCGGACATGGTGTATGAGGTCAGCGCCGAGCGCGGCTTCGACGAGTTCCGCAACTACGTGGCCTGCGTAGTCGGCCAGGGCGACGGGGCAGTGAGCTTCGCTACGCCGCTGTGGCCGGCGCCCTCGCACACGCTGACCTCCAGCCGGGACTTTATCGGCGACGACTGGTGGGAGATCCTCGTGGAGACCGAGGCTAGCGGAGCCTCGGCGGCGGTGCTCCAGGCGCAGCAGCGGTACGTGGAGGCCTACAAGCGGCGGCATGTGCTGCGCTGGACGACACCGGGCAAGCACGACCTCTGGCCGGGCGATGTGGTGGCAGTCCAGGCGAGCGGACTAGACGTGCCCTCGGGGACCGTCTTCCGGCTGATCGAGAAGAACTGGCGTATCGAGGCCGACAGCGGCGACTATCGCTGCGACTTCCTGGGTGTGAAGGAGGTAGAGCCGTGAGCGAGCTAGCGCGCGAGTTTGGGCGAGCCACGCGGGCCATCGCGCAGCCGCGGGAGCGGACCTCGGCCGCGGACCTGCGGGGGGCGACCGCGCAGCAGACGACCGGCAGCGTCAGCATGGGCGAGAGCGTCGGCATTTGGGATGTCAGCACTTGGGACGATTGCACTTGGGGGGAGCCGATCGCTGCAGGCCATTTCGACTCGGCTCGGTGGGACTTCTCGGCGTGGCATTAGCAGTGGGGGCAGGAGCGAGGCGCGAGCGTGAGCAAGCAGAACTTCGCCGACAAGTTGGACGCGGTGAGCAACTCGACGATCACCGCCGCGGGCCATGATGCCGAGGTGGACGGTATCCAGTCGGAGTTTGAGGACCGCGACGAGGCCAGCAAGGTCAACGGGGTCCTCTCCGGGCTGACGCCCAGCATCAGCGACACGAACATCGCGGTGGCCAGCGGGGAAGCCTACTGCGAGGGAAAGCGCTACAGCGGCGCGGGCGTGGTGGCCTTCAACGGGGCGGGCGCGGGCACCTACTACGTCTATGTGGACCCGGCCGACGACGCCGCACCCTACAAGAAGTCCTTGACCGCACCGGGGACGGGACTGCTCACGCTAGGCAGCGTGGTCTGGTCGGGAGCGGCGCTGTCCTCGCTGCTGGACTTGCGCGAGTGGGGTACGGTCATCTTCAACCTGCGCAGCTACTACGCGGGATCGGTGCTGACTGGGGTGGCGATTCCCTTCTACGTGCCGGCGGACATGTGGATCGAGGACGTGGTGGTCACGCTGGGCAACCGGCCCACGGGCAGCACGGTCATCGTAGACCTGCGCTGGGCCAACGCCGGGGGGACCCCGACGACGGTCTTCTCGCAGACCATGTACCGAGTGCAGATACCGACCACGCTCAGCTCACTGGTACCGACGCACAACACCGGCTACATCGCCAACAACCGGCTGTGCACCGCGGGGCAGGTACTGTACATCAGCGTAGACCAGGGCGACAGCAGCAGTCAGGCCACGCAGATGGACGTGTGCATCCGGGGCCGGGTTTACGGCAAGAGCAGCTAGGCGAGAAAGGCAGCCCATGAGCAAGGTACACGCGCTGGAGTCCAGCGGGCAGGGTACGCATGTTGTCTACCACGTCGCGCCACCCACCGGGGTCAATGCAGCGGGGATCGCCTGGGTAGCCGCGGCGCTCGCCAACGGGGACATGGGCACCTCGCAGTTAGCGGTGGGCACGGCGCCAGGGCAGATCACCCAAGATGAACTTGACAGCATCCGCGCTGGCCAGGTGGCCGAGATCGAGGACTGGGTACTACCAGAATCCGGGGGCAGCACCGCCGCACAGCAGACAAAGACGCTGGACGACGGGGTGGCCACACGGCGCCGCGACTGGGTTGACGCTTTGCGCCGACGCCTCCGCTTCTTCGGGTACGTACAAGGCTAGGGGTGACCTATGGCCGACCTGACCAAGACTATCGGGACCGTCGTACTGGCGCCGCAGACGCTGGCGGCTGCTTCTCTGGTGGCAAGCAGCGCGATTGACGTGAGCAGCATCCTGGAGGGGCTGCTCATGATCCGCGTAGGGCGCAACCAGGAGGCAGCCTTGACTGTCGGCGTGACCTTCCGGGTAGAGGGGTCCTGGAGCAGCGACAATATCGCGTGGGTCCCCATTGCTACCTTCCAGAGCACGATTGCGGCGCTGACGACGGGGGCGTCGGAGGCGCTAACTGGTACAGAGGCCGCAGGCAGCACGGTCCTGGAAGTGGCCTCCACGACGGGCTTCGCAGTGGGCAACTACTGCTCTATCCTCAACGCGACTCCGGCCAACAGCGAGTGGGTGCGGATTCAGAGCATCGTCACGAACACCTCGATCACGGTGGAGGAGGGTATCACCAACGCCCAGACGGGTAGCACGATCTACGCCGGGGCGGAGGCGTTTGTCTGTCAGATTCCCGCGGGGCTAGCGCGTATCCGGGTCGTCGTCAACAACCTGGGCAACGCGACGCAGGCCGTGCTCATCTCGGCCCGGCTGAACACCGTCACGGAGATCGCGTAGGAGGCGGCCATGTGGGTCAGCAAGCCGCCGCCGGGAACGCTGATTGACATTGCGCACCCGCTTGCGCAGGGGATGCTGGGCGCATGGCCACTGAACGAGGGCGGGGGCGAGCGGTGTAACGACGCGACCGGCGCGGGCAACCCGGCGACCTTCAACACTATCACCGGCGCGGACTGGCGCGGGACTGTATGGGGGCCTGGGCTACTGACTGACGCAAACCAGGAGTGGCTCCAGATTGCCGAACCGCTGTGCAGCCGCCCCACCGACGCAGTGACAATGGCCGTTGGCTTCACGCTAACGGGTGCCTACCCCACCTACCGGATCCTCGCCGGGAAAGAGCGTTCCAGCGCGCCCTACTATATCTACAGCATCCTGTCGGGGGGGGCGGCAGGGGCGCCTTATGGAGTCATCAACGGCGCGGTGACAGCAGCCACGACAGGCGTGGGGACGGGGGCGCACGTCGCATTGCTGACCTGGCGGCTGGGCGACTACGTGCGTCTGTACCTGGACAACCAAGCGACTGCTTCGGCGGCGGTCCACAGTAGTGTGCTTGGCTACGCTGGGACGTATCCCCTAACCTTTGGGCACAGCTCCTGGCAGGCCAGTACCCACATCGGCGGCATCATTGTCTTTGGCTTCCTGTGGGACCGACAGTTCAGTGCGGGCGACGCGGCCAACTTCATCGCCAATCCCTGGCAGGTCTTCTGGGACCGGCGGCGGTACTGGTTCGTCGGTGCCAGCGCGGCAGCCTACGCCTTCAGCGGACTCTTGACCGGGGGCGGCTTCCAAGCCGGCAAGCGCCGCAGTCTGGCAACGGGAGGGCAGCTCTGATGGCCCAATCGCGTGGCATAGACATCAAGCTCAGTGCCGACGGCTCCCTGATCTTCGCTGCCCTGCTACTGGACTCCAGCAACGCCAAGGTGACCACCGGCGCAACTGGCGTGCGCCTGTGGCATGTCGTTCCCACCGACGGCTCGTTGACCGGCTACGACTTCGCGGACAACACCTTCAAGACAGGCGCGCCGACCACGGCGACCTCGGCGGCAGCGCACCAGACTGTCGCCGCTGCCAGCTACGACACCGGGGTCTGGACGTTGCGCCTGGCTACGCTGACCGGCTTTACCATTGGCGACCAGTACATCGTGGAAGTCGCCAACAGCGGAGCCTCGCCCTCCGTGCAGCAGCGTCTCTTCCAGTATGGTGGTGCGGGGATTGAGGACGTAGCCGGCAAGGTCCTGGGCGGAGCGAGCGGTACCATCGCCGGCGCGGGCGCCTGGGCCTATGACCACGAGGGGGCCGAGGTTGCCAACGCTGGCGACGCCATGACCCTCACCGCGGGCGAGCGCACCTCAATCGCCAGTGGGCTGCTCACGAGCAGCCTCGTCGCCTACGAGGTCTACGGCACTGGTCTGCGGGTGGCGGACATCCTGGTGGCCCTGCGCGCGGTCCTACTGGGCAAACTCACTCAAGCCTCCGCGAGTAGCCTCGCCTACTGGAGCGCCGACGGCGCGACGGTGGTCGTGACCATCCCCAACATCGGCTCCGACTACGCTAGCCGGGGGACAGCAGTCTAATGGCGACCCTCGCTGATCTGGGCCTAACTGAAGCGCAGGTGGCAGCGCGGTACGACTGTAGCCTGCTATTGCCGTGGCTGGCGCAGCATAAGTGCCCGTGGTGTAGCTGGCAGGTTGGCAGTCCCCTGGTGGGCTTGACGCCCCAGGGTGCGCCCGTCCTGCAAGCGGCCTGGGCCCAGCACGCCTGGAGCACGCACGGCCCGCGCTTCCTCGGCTTCGTGGACGCCTTCGCTGAGCAGGTCTTCCGGTGCGCGTCGGAAGCTGCCAGCTTTGCGGACCAGTGGGGCGACATGGACCGCCTGCGTCGGGAGGTTAGCGTCTAATGGCCGCCGGACGCATCGCCACCCACGGCTGGTCGCTGCCCGTCCTCCTCGCCTCGCATCGGACCGCCACCCACGGCTGGTGCCTCAGCGCCCTGGGCAACCGCGACGGGCGCCTGCTGGACGGGCGCCGCGTAGCTGAGGCGGAGGACGCTCGCCGGCCTGCGGTCCTGCTCGACGCGCAGCGCGTTGCCCGACTGGAGCGGTACCCATGACCACCTACGACGTGGATTGCCTGGTTGGTGAGACCAAGCCGCTCAAGCTGGCGCTGCAGACCCGCGCCTACACTGCGCCCACCTACGCGGCGACCACCCTCGCCTCGGCCACCGTCTACGCCTATGAGGAGGGCGGGCAGACCACCGGCGCGTGCGACGCCGGCGGCAGTGCCAGCACAGTAGTAGACGCGGAGCGCACGGAGACTACGGCGGACTTCTGGAAGGGGGCCACCCTCGAGTTCATCAACGGCGACAATGTCGGCCAGCGACGCCGCGTGAGCGGATTCGCCGTCGTTACCGACACGCTGACCTTGGACGTGACGACCGACCCGCTACCGGCTACCCCCACAGGCGGCGACGGGTACATTCTGCACGGCTACCCCGTGGTGTTGCTGCAAGACCTGGCCAGCCACGCCGATGGGGAGGTCAGCGGGAACGTCGCCAGTTTCGTCGCCACGCCCGATAACGGCTGCACGGCAACACCGCGTCGGGTGATGGTGGTTATCACGGTGGCCTACGCCGACGGCAGCGATACGGCTACCAAGTCCGCCGCCTTCCGCCTGAACGTCGAATCGCCCCACGTGCCCTGAGTGCTCGGCTCCCCCAACGGCCGCGCATCATCTGCCTCAAAGGAGAGCGCCTCATGGCCACGCCCGAACCGACCGGTCGTAACGGTAGCCTCACTGACCGCACCCGTGTCAACCTATCCATCAAGCTCTTCGTCGTCCTACTCCTTGGCATAGTGGGTGCGACCTGGGGGGCGGCTACCTTCCTCCTGCGTGGGCCGGCGATAGCGGACTGCCTCACCGTCCATGCCGCCGATACGACCTACCTCACCCAGAGGTCCGCTGCTGAGACTTACGTGACCCGCGCCGAGTACGAACAACGCCACCAGGAACTGAGCGCCAAGGTGGACGCCCTGCAGAAGGACAGCAGCGAGCTCTTGCGGCAGTCCTCGGAGATGGTAGGTATTCTCAAGGAGCACACGCGAGCCGGAGGAGGGCGCAGCGGGGGAGGGGGGTGAGGGTATGGACCCGAACTTCCCTGCTGAGTTGGAACCCTACCGGGGCAAGCGGCTGGCGATTCAGCGCGGCCTCGGCGATCTAGGTTGGCTGCGCCTTCACCAGGCCTTCGAGGGCAATGCGACGGCCGCCGCGCAGTTCCTCGGCTTCTCGGGGCCGGGGCAGGTCATCCCGCGCTGGGCCAAACTGGGGATCGCCCCACTGGGCCGCGAGGCCCCGCGCCGAGGCTATCAGCAGTGGCCGGAGCGCTCTGCGGCGGATTGGCTGGCCGCATATCGTACGCACTCCCGTGAGCAGGAAGCAGCCCTGGAGTGTGACTGGGGCTTGCCGACGGGGGCCGTAGTCGGTATCCTGGTGCCCATCTGCGACCTGCACTGGGGGCACATCGGCTGCGACTGCGAGCGCCTGCTGGAACTGATTGAGTGGCTCAAGCGGCACTCGCACGCCCGCTGGTTCCTGGGCGGCGACAACCTAGACGTGGACACCACGCAGTCTCCCGGCAAGCGCAGCGAGCAGTTCATGCCCTTGGACGCCGCACTGGACTCGCTGGAGTTGGCACTGCGCCCGATCGTCGGGCAGGGGCTGGCCGTGGGCGACGGCAACCATGAGGCACGTATTGAGCGCGCCACGGATACGCCGGTATCGCCCAGCAAGCAGCTCGCCGAGCGGTTGGGTTTGCCCTTCTTCGGCTTACACGCGCACCTGCTACATCGGGTCGGCGAGCAGACCTACCAGCACTTCCACCACCACGGGGTAGGCGCCGCCGCTACCGAGGGCGGCAAGGTCAACATGGCCCTGCGCGTGGAGGGCACGGTCGTCACGGACATCGTGACTGTGGGGCACGCCCACTTCGAGGTGGCGCTCAAACGCCTGCGCCGCGAAGTGCAGCCGGACCTCACCGTCGCCAACAAGCAGACGCGAGTCGTGATGTGCCCATCGTTCCTACAGTACCGCGGTTACCCAGCAGACAAGGCCCTGCGGCCTAGCTCGCTAGGGGTGCTCAGCTTGCATCTGGGCGCCAAGGCCAAGCGCGACATCCGCGTCGTCGAGTAGGGGGCAAGCGGACATGAGCATGGAGTGCTGGGTAGCGCCACTGGACGCGCCCGATGTAGCCGACGCGCTGCACTGGTTCCGCGACCTAGCCGCGCCACGGTACCGCAACGGCCACCGGGTCTTCGGCGACGCGCGCACGCACCACGACGCATCCTGGTGGGCGACGCAGTGCGCCGAGGAGCTGGCTGACGCAGCCTTCTACTTGCGCCAAGTGCTCCGGCGACTGGCTCCTGCCGAGGGACGGTTGCGCGTCTACGTCGCCGGTCCCTATGCCAACCCCTCGCTGCCCCAGCAAGAGCGGAACATCGCCGCGGCACATCAGGCCATGCTGGCCGTCTATCGCCGCGGGCACAGCCCCTTCTGCCCCCATACCATGACCGCCTGGTGCGACCAGAGCGCGCCGGACATCCCCCGTACGACCTACTTGCGCACGGACCTGGATTGGCTGCGCCTGTGTCATGTCCTGCTGCTGCTGCCAGGGTGGGAGCAGAGCGAGGGCGCGGTGGCTGAGATGCAGGAGGCCATGCGTCTGGGGCTACCGCAGTACCACCGGGCTGAGGACCTTCCGACTGTGGAGGAGGTGCTCGGGTGGGAGACGGGGGCAGCGGAAGGCGCGGACTAGTCTTCGGGCTACTAGGGGCCGCGGCCATCGCGGTAGTGGCCCCGTTCAGCATCTTTGGCCAGCGTGGGTCCTACTTGGAGCTGGACTTCGCGGCACCGCTGGCCCTATGCGGGACTGCGCTGCTGGCGGCTTTGCCGCGGCGCTGGATCGGCGCCAGCGAGGTGCGGCGGGTCTACGGCCTGCTGCTGCTGGCCTCGGCAGTCGTGACGCTGGGCTTCACCGCGCAGCTTGTCAGCGGCGTGGCTGGCCCGGCCTACTACAAGCCGGAGGTGCTGGCGCAACTCAATCCAGCCCTGCTGCTAGGCGGGAAGGGCGCGGCACAGATACGGTGGCTATACGAAGGGCTGCCGGTGGGTCGGGGGGTGCCCTGGATAGCCTGGGCGCGGGTGCTGCTGGCCTGGGCGCCGCTGGTAGCAGCCTGGTGGTACTTGCAACTGGCGCTCGGTACGCGGCTCGCGCAGCAGTGGCGCGACCGGGAGCGGCTGAGCTTCCCGCTGGCGGCACTGCCGCTGGCGCTGACGTCCGAGGCCCATCCTCTGCTACGGCAAGGCTGGTTCTGGGCGGGCGCTGTCTTACCGCTAGCGGGGGCCGTTGCGGCGCTGGTACACAGCGCGTTGCCCGCCTTCCCTAGCGGGCAACTGGCGACGACCGCGGGGGCGGTTTCCCTGCGGCTGTCCTGGCCCATGCTGGGCTTCCTGTACTTCGCCCCGCAGGAGGTGCTTAGCGGCCTGTGGAGTATCAACCTGCTGGCCGAATGGGCAAGCCATCACTGGCCGGTATCCGTCCAGGCCAACGCGGGTCCGTTCGGTGCGCCGACGGACCTGGGGCGCTTCGGTGGGGGCGGAGCCTTCCTGGCGCTGACGGTAGCCGTCCTCTGGCGCGGGCGGGCAGCCCTGAGCACGCGCACGTGGCCGCTGGGGATCACCGCGGCGGTGGCGCTGGCCTGGTTGATCTGGAGCGGTCTGCCGGTGGGAGCTGCGGCGCTGTTGCTAGGCCTGGCCCTGCTGCTGCAGGTGGGTTTGGCGCGGGTGGTGGCCGAGGCGGGCGTGGCGGAGGCGGTGGCGCCACTGACCGCCCCGGGGCTGACGAGTGTGCTGATAGGCGAGCGGGCGCTGGGGGGCCGCGGGACAGGAGCGGCAGCACTGGCGCTGGTCTGGGCGGGGGACCTGCGTACCAGTGTGCTAGCCGCGACGGCCAACGGTCTGCGCGTCAGCGGTGCGGGGCCGCGGGGCCTGGCCGCCGCCGGGACCCTGGCCGTGGCTCTGGGTGTCTCCCTGGTCATGACCCTGGCGCTGGTCTACCGGGCTGGGCCGAGCCGGCTGGAACCGTGGTGGTTTGGCCCCAGCGGCTTTGGCTCGCAGCCCTGGGCCTGGGCGCTGAGCCGCGCCGGCGGCGACACGGGCGCCAACCTGGGCGCAGTATGGCTGATGGTAGGCGGGGCAACGCTGGCGGGTCTGCTGGCCGCGGCGCGGGCGCGGTGGTTATGGTGGCCGTTGCATCCCCTGGGGCTGGCCCTCGGGGGTACGTGGATCATGCGCGAGTTGTGGCTGACCGCGCTGCTAGCCTGGGTTGCCAAGGGACTGCTGCTGCGCTATGGTGGGCAGCGTGCCTACCAGGCGGCGCGGCCCTGGTTCCTGGGGCTGGTGCTGGGGCAGTATGGCGGAGCGGTGTTGGGCGTCCTGGTCTGCGCCCTGCTGGGCCGGACAGGTGTGAACTTACTCTGGGTCTGAGAGGAGTGATCGCATGGACGACTTCCTGAAGTCGCCCGAACTCCAGGCAGCCGCCTGGGGCGCTATCGTGTCGGGTCTCCTGGCGCTGGTGAAGCTGATCTGGCGGCCCGGTCCCGAGCAGGTCGCCAAGCTCCAGCAGTTGCTAGTGTTATTCGTCGCTACGGTTGGTGGCGCCGTCGGCGCCAACCTCTCCGCGGGCTGGGACTGGGGCAAGTTCGGCTGGAGCATCGTGCTGGCGCTGCTCGCCGCCTGGGGCACCTACGGCGCGGGCAAGTCCGCGCAGATCGCGGGCCGGAGCATCCTCGGCAAGGGGAGTGAGTGACATGCGAACCCGAGACATCGTGGGCGTGCTCTGCGTGGCCGCGGCGCTGACCCTCTCCTGCGCGCTGGCACAGGGGGCACCGGTCAGTCTGGCCGGGGGGCTGCTACTCACCGGGGAGGCCATGTCCTACTCCGTGGCCGCTTCCCTGCCGGTGCTGGCGCAGCCACGAGTGGACCTGGACCTGCTGTGGGGACCCGAGCAGGGGCAGGCGGCCCTGGGCGTCAGTACGCCCGTGCGCACCGCCCTGGACCCGCTGGCGGACCTGGCCGGGTGGCAGTGGTCTGACTGGGCGCAGGCGGCGCTGGACCGCGTGAGCGTCGGCGTCGCGGGCTGGCGGACCAATGACCAGTTCCCGGTACGCGGAGGTCTCTACTGGCGCGTGACCGCGCTGGAGTGGGAGTTCTGACATGCCGGGTGGTAGTCTGAGCGCGACGATAGAGTTCCGTGCCGTCGGCCCGCAGATCGCCCGACGCTGGGGACCACTGGGGGTCATCTGGTTCGCGCGCCGCTGGCGCGTGGTCGGCGCGCATCATCACGGCTGGTTTGTCCTGCTGGGCATGGGCCTGGGCAGATGGGCTCGCTGGTGGCAGTGGCCGCCGGAGAGGTGATGCAGCATGGCTCGCGGCTGGGACTCGATTCACCCGCTGATGGCGGCCGCTCTGCAGCAGTGCGGGGTGCCGGAGGCTGGTGTCACGCAGGGCTGGGGCGGGGATGTATGCTGAGGCGGACGGTGAAGAGGCGCGGGCCAGTATCCTCCAGGAATGGGAGCAGACCGTCAGCCTCTTCCCGCCAGAGGTGCAAGCTGAGTTGCGACGCGGTATCACGAACCCGCTAGGAGAGTAAGCGCATGTGTGCATACGGTGATACCATGGCAGTGCGCGTGCGGATTGCGGCGGACCTTTCCTGTACCGGGAAGCCCCGGTGGAAGAGGGCACAGGTAGACAGGTGCATTGCCCCGCTAGTAGCAGCGCTCCAGCGGGGCGGAATTGCAATGCGCAGTTCCTGTTGCGGCCACGGCAAGGGACCGGGGGAGATACTGCTCGAGGACGGACGCCGCCTAGTTGTGGAGGCCTCCTGATGGCTCGCGGCTGGAACTCGATACACCCGCTGATGGCCGAGGCCCTCCAGCAGCTAGGCATACCCGAGGAGGCCGTGACGCAGGGCTGGGGCTACGCGAAGGCCTCGGCGTCGTACCACTCGCCGGAGGGCCGCACCGCCAAGTACCCCGACGGACACCCCTTCTCCTCCTGCGTGGACCTCTCCTGGCGCCTCGCCGAGCCTGCGCTCCAGGACCGGCTGATCGCGGCGGGCTTCTGCCCCTTCTTCCGCCACACCGGCTCGTTCGCCGACAACCGCCACATCCACTGCGTCTACGTGGGCGCCCGTGACTACCGCGGGAAGGCGACGATCCTGCCCGGCCCCCGGATGCAGATTGTGGACTTCACCCGCGGACTGGACGGCCTGGTAGGGCACAACAGCCTGCGCGAGCCGTGGCGGCCCACGCCGGGGCAGTGTGCCGAGGTAGCCGCGCAGTACGCTGCCTGGGTGCCCGACGTGGCTACCCGCGTCCTGTCCCCGGAGGGCGAGTGGGTGCGCTGCTACGCCTTCCTGGAGCGTGACGTCGTGCGCTGCGAGCTGCGCGCCTTCCTGCTGTGGGCGGGCGCGCTGGTGACGTGGGACGGGCGGCAGGTCCATGCCTCACTCGGCGGCCAGCCGCTGGACCTCACCGGCTGCCGCCTGCGCGTCGAGGGCGCCTTCACCCGCGGCGACCTCCGACCGCTCGCCGAGGCCTGCGGGTTCGCGTTGACCTTCACCGCCGAGGGCGCGGCGGCCCGCGTCCAGCTCCACTACCGCTAGACTCCCCCCGCCCTGTGTCCGCAGGGCTGCTGCTCCACACCACCCCCGGCCCGCCTGGTCTCACCTCCTGCTAGGCGGGCCGGGGTACCCTTCTGCCGCACCCTCCTGCCCGATCCACTACGGCCCCGCTTAGGCCCCTGCCCCCCCGGAAGCCCACCAACCCGCCCTGCCCGGCCCCACTGTGCCCGCCCAACCCGGCGCGAAACGATTTTCGCGCAGGGCGAAAAATAGCTTGACATCGGCGTTTGGACCTGGTAAAATGAGGGTACAATCAAGATAGGCCAGGACACCCAGGGAGGCGAGGAAGATGGCACAGTACCGAGTAGATCACACCTGCGGACACACGGAGACCCACACGCTCTATGGGCCGGGCAAGGAGAGGACGCGCAAGCTGGAGTGGCTGGCCACCACGCTCTGCACCGCCTGCTATCGGGCAGACCAGGAGGCGCGGCGCGAGGCCGCGGATGCGGCGGCGGCGGAGGCCAATGCGGATGCCGGCCTGGTGGCGCTGGCGGGCACATCCAAGCAGATCGCCTGGGCGGAGTCCATCCGGGCCGCGGCGCTGGCGGAGATCGGCGCGATGGAGGGTCGGTTGGAGCGCATCCCCGACCCCGCGCAGCGGCCCCGAGTGGCAGCCGCCATCGCCGCGGTGCGCGGGCAGGCCTCGGCGGCCTGGTGGATCGATCGGCGCGAGGTGCCGGCGGGCAACCTGATCCGCGAGGGCATGGGCATCTCGGTCTAGATCGGCCCCCGCGAGATCATGGGCGCGCTGATGCAGGGCGGGCGGCAGGCCGAGATAATCATGGGGCGGTAGCCCCCAGGGAGGCGAGACAGATGATCAATGAGAGCTACTGCCAGAAGGCCAATCGGGATGCAAGGGCACGCGAACTGAAGGCGCAGGGCAAGACCGTCTGAGACCGGCGCTGACGAAACCAACGGAACCTAGGGAGGCGAGGACGATGGCAACGCGATTCGCAGAGGCGCAGTACCGGGCGGAGCACGGTGCACCGCAGCCCGCGCTGACCGCCGCCGAGTTCATTTATGCCGTGGACTTTCAGGCGGCGCGCCGGGACGCGGCGCGACTGACCCCGCAAGCGCGGCGCGAGAGGCGGGAGTATCACCGGGAGGAGGCGCGGTTTGACCGGCGCCGACTTTGCCCCGACCGGGAGTACCAAACGGCGCACTTGGCAATGGCCCGCGCAATGGGCCGCTAGGGGCGCGCCGACTCCTGCCTTCCCCCGGAGGGCCGGGGCCTACCCTACTACGGCCCCGCTTAGGTCGCCCCCCCCCGGAAAGCCCACCAACACGCTGCTCCCGGTCTCCCGCTGCCCGCGACATCCCGCGCATACCCCCCGGAATCTGTTTTCGCCGTGGCGCGAAGATAGGTGCGGAAAGGCTTGACTTCTGCGTTTGAACCTGGTAGAATGAGGGTACAATCAAGACAGGACAGGGCGACACAGGAGGCGAGGACGATGAGGGTACGGACACTGGATGGCGGAACATCATTCGAGGTGGAGGGAGACCACGGGGTGTATCGGATTACGCACTGGTCGCCCCCATACGAGGAGGACGTGCATGTGTGGTCCTGCGATTGCCCCGCCGGCCGTAGCCATCGAGACTGTAAGCACGTGCGCGCATTCGCGGCCTGGTACAACCAGGCCGCGCCCTGCGGCTCTCAGTTCGTGCCGCTGGAGGCTTAGCCTCTGACCCTGCCCTCCCGGGAGAGGGCGGAGGTGAGCGGCTAAACCTGCGCAGGAGGTACAACGGTGAACACTATGTGGGCCGTCTACAGCGTTCCCAACGGCGAAGGATGGGCCTTCTCCCGCGCCAACGGTGGGTTGGGGATGGTTGCTGTCTCGCCTGATCAGCGCGGCTGGGTCCCGGAGGGGTTCCTTCTTCTCGGCACTGCGGAAGAGCAGGGAACCCGGCCGGCCCCAAGTGCCGACTTCTGGACCCCTAAGGCCGAGGACCGTGCTGTCTTGACGGTCTTCGGGTGGGCGTACGCAGCGGCATAGCCTCCGACCCTGCCCCCCCTGGGTGGAGGGCGGAGGTGAGCGGCTAAACCGACCGAGGGAGGACCGACTATGTACATGACTCGCGCACTGGAGAACGTCCATGCCTAGCTGAGCAGGCGCAGGGAGGCCATACGGGCGCAGGTCCGGGCCGCCCGCGCAGTGCTGGACGCGATTGAACGAGAGGTGCAACCGTGACCAACTGCCACGAGTCACTCCACTGCCCAGTGAAGAACAGCCCCTGCCCGGAGGTCGTCGATAACGGCTGCCCGTTGGCCGACCGCTGCGCGCTGCTGGCGCTGGTGGAGGTGGAGCGGGCGCGATTCTGCGCGCGCTGCAAGCGATCCTGCCCGCAGACGGTAGCCAACCTGAGCCGGGGCGACCGGGCCGCTAAGCGCCTCGCCGCCTGCCCAGACCTGAGAATCGAGGCGCGCTGATGACCAGTGCAGATCGCTGCAATGCAGTCGGCTGTCAACCCAACGCGGAGCGCTGTCACAAGTGCGGCAAACCAGTTCGCAAGGCACTGGACGGCGAGGAATGGTGCCCGACGTGTGGGGAGTACCAACGCCCACGCAGTCACGGGTGGGCCAGAGGTGCAGCAGACCCAGAGATACAGGAGGTGCGCTGATGGAAATCCGCAATCGTGCCGGTGAGGTGCTGCGAGTAGTTGAGGGCAAAACGCTGCGCGGGGCCAACCTGCGCGGGGCCGACCTGCGCGGGGCCGACCTGAGCGAGGCCAACCTGAGCGAGGCCAACCTGCGCTGGGCCAATCTGACCGGGGCCTACCTGAGCGAGGCCAACCTGCGCTGGGCCAATCTGCGCGAGGCCAACCTAGATGGCGCGATCTTTGCCGAGGGCTGGGTCCTGCGGCGTGTGAGCGAGGAGAAGACCTGATGGCTACTCCTCCCGCGCTCTGGGGCCTCTACACCGGCCCGCAGGACGTGCTGCGGGTGACGGCAGAGGTCGTGCTGCTGCCGCTCGTGCTGGTGCTGTTCGCGTGGATTCTGAAGGGAGCGCGCTGACCATGCCTGAATCGCACCCCTGCCTCGTCTGTGGCCTGCGGCCCGTGGTCTACGCCGCCGCCTGCCGGATCTGCTACCAGGCTCAGTACCAGGCCCGCAAGCGCCGGGAGGCTGGGGTGCCGCTGCTGAACCGCCAGGCCGGCCTCACCTGCCGCGATTGCGGCGAGCGGCCCGCCGTCAAGCGCGACCAATGCCACCGCTGCTACATGCGAACCTGGCAGCGGCGACGAACGGAGGCGCGCAGAAAGTTGCGCGCGCCCCTTGACGAACGGCGCGGAACCTGCTACGATGGTCGCGACATGAGCACCACGGAGGCACCGATGACTACCGCAGGGCTGTTGGGCATGAACGTGATGGCGGCCGCGCAGGAGCTGGGCGTGCACAAGGCGACCGTCTACCGCTGGCTGGAGCAGGGCAAGTTGAGCCGCCTGCGGGGCATCGGCGGGGACACGCCCATCGTCAGCGCGGAGTCCGTAGACCGGCTGAAGGCGGAGCGCGCGGCGCACCGCGCGGCGCACCGAGGGGGTGCGGCCCAGTGAACCCCTTCGCCCGCTTCACCCGCGGCCGCCGCCGCCCATTGACTCCAGTGGCCGCTCGCCCCGCGGTGACGGGGACCTACAACCCGCCGCGCAACTTGCAAGTGGAGGCGGCGCTGGTGCAGTGGGACCAGCTCGCCGCTACCGGCGAGCGCTGCCTGCGGGAGGCCGGCGTGCAGACGGCGGGCTACCGGTTGGACGGGATCGCGCTGCGAGATGGGCCAGTAGCGCTGACCGGCCACACTCACCGGCTGCGGGTTGTCACCGTCATCTGCCAGTGCCACGGAGCACGCACTGTGACGTGCCCCCGCAACGAACCCTGGCAGGGGGATGCTTCGTGAACCTCACTCCGCTCGGCGAGCAACTCCAGCGGGTGCTGACCTACCAGGCCGTAGCAGCGGCGCGAGCCGCTGAGACCATAGCGCGAGGAGGCATCGTCGGAGACGCCCAACTGACGGACGACTGCTGCGAACCGGCCGGCGCCAGCCAACCCCAAGACCCCACCGGCGCCGGCACGCACTCATCCTCTGGAGGAGGATCGCCCGAAGCAGCGCTGGCCCCGCCGAAGGTTTCGGGAAGGCGGCAAACCGAGATACCATTAGGCGCGCCCAGATGCGGACAGCGTGATTCCTCCACGCACTTCTCCGGGGGCCGGGCGAGCGTTCCTCCCCCTGGCCTGGTCCAATCATCCTTGGGCGTCACGGCCTGCCTCGGCACGGACGCCCAAGCGGGGGCTGCCGCTGGACTCCTTCGTGGGGCGAAGGTGCACACCAGTCGAATCCCGGCGGCAGCCCCCCGCCCCCCGTCTACCCTGGAGGTCAACTCAGATGACTGACTCCTGCCTGCCACCCGGATGTGCCCGGCTCGACCCCGGCTACTACGCGCCGGACCGTGAGGACTACTGCATCTGCGACGAGGCTCCGGAGGACTGCCGTTGCCGGGAGCGCCTAGAGAGCCGGGCCGAGGACGAGGCCTATGATTCGCGCTACGACGACGACCCGGAGGACGAGGAGGACTGGACATGCGAGAGTCCCTCGTGATCGTCCTGGGTTTCACTGCGGCGTTCGGACTGACACTGGCCGCTCTGGGAGGAGTAGCCGATGTGGTTTCTCGTGGGCTGCGCTACTGGCATGTTGCTGGCGCTGGCCTTCCTGGCCGTGGTCTGCGCGGTGCGGATGAGCGGCCTAGCAGAGTCAGCTCGGCAGAGGTTCGGAGTCGGGTTCTGCCCGCGCTCCGGGAGGAGGGAGACCGATGAGTGACCAAGTGGGTGCGTGGCTGGCCGTAGCCGCCCTGGGGCTGTCCTGCGGCGCGGTGGCAGGGGCGATCCTCGGGGCTTGGCAAGCGGCGCGGCGGAAGCGGGAGGCGGAGGCAGTAGCACGCGAGACAGCGGAGCGGGCGAGGCACTGGGAGAAGGCGTGGACGCAGTTCATTCAGGGCGTAGCGCGACAGCCGGAGGCTTCCGAGGAGGTGCGCCGAGATGGCTGAACAGATTCTGCCATGGGCGGGCTTCGAAGTGGAGACAGCAACGGACGCGGAGTTGGACTACGCGTGGTGGTTCTACGCCGGGGTGGCCCGAACCCAGGCTCGGGACCAGGACTGGGTGGGCCTGCGGGCAGTAGATGCGCAGCAGATCATAGTGCAGCAGGAACGGCAGCGCCGACAGAATGCGGAGGATGCGGCGCGGCTGGCGACACACGAGGAGCGCCTGTCTCCTGGCCGCCTCGCCGCTATGGGCGTTGCGCATGACCTGGTCGAGTACGGCGAGGGAGGTGTCTGTGATGGCGACTGAGCGGTTTGAGGGCTACCTGAAGGACACGACCGCGATTGATAGCACGGGTCTGTGCGGCAGTGGCTTTGACGACCCGGCCTTCGAGCAGGAAGGCGAGGCTCCCGCGGAGGAGGTGTACGTTGCCCCGCTGGACGAGCAAGTGCAGACCGCCACCTACAGCATCCAAGGGCGGGCGCTGCTGAACCCCGCCAAGCAGGTGGCGCTGGCGACCTGGCACATGGAACGGATCGTGCGCGCCGAGGTCCGGCGGGCTGCGCTGCTGGCCCCGGTGGAGTCGCTGCTGGCCGCTGCGGAGGCGGAGGTAGCGCGGCTCCGGCGGCTGGCGACAGAGTTGAACCGGCAGGGCGACCAGCAGACCTCCTGGGACCGGGCCATGCTGGAGCAGTGGGCGGAAGACCCGGCGACGCGCACGGTGCTGGGCAAGACCATCAAGCTAGCCTACGGCAAAGTGACTACGCGGGAGCTGCCGGGGAAGACGGTCTGGCATGAGGAAAACCTCAACCCCGCGGACTTCCCGGAGTTGTTCCGGCTGGAGTTCAACCGGGGCGAGGCGCGCAAGCGCTTTGAGCTGCGCGAGGACGGGCGCACCCTGGACACCCAGACCGGCGAGGTCCTGGAGGTCGAGGTGCTGGTGCAAGCCGAGCCGCCCAGTATACGGGCCACGGTGACCCCCGACCTGCGGGCGCTGGTGGAGGAGTAGCCGTGTGGTCAGCGAGCGCGTCAAGCAGAAGGCGGTGGCCTTGCTCTACACGGGCGCGGTGCGCTTTGTGGAACTACGCGCCAGTTACGCCCGCGCTCGCGTCGTCGGGGACTCCGACGACTACACGGTGGAGTACAACTCGGGGCGGTACACTTGCGGCTGTCCACACCTGGGTGAGTGCAGCCACATCCTAGCGGTGAGCAAGGTTCTGCGGGCAGTACTGCCCGCGCTGGAGGGAGGCAGAGATGGCAACCAAGCAGGCTACGGGGGCGACAGTGCGCGAGGGAGAAACGGCGAGCGGGGGCGAGGCGAGGAGTTCTTCGGTTACTGAGGGACAGACCTTGTGGCAAAGGTTGGCCGTAATCCAGGAAGCGATAGACCGGATCGCCAAGGACAAGCGCAACGTCCAGCAGGGGTTTGACTACGTCAGCAGTGACGCTGTGCTGGCGACGATCCGGGAGGCGATGTGCGACCAGCGCTTGCTCCTCATGGTACAGATAGACGATGCAACGCTGCACCTCAAGTCGGTCGGCGACAAGGGCTGGCATATGACCGAGCTACGGTTGCGGTTTACCTGGATCAACTCGGATAGCCCCGAGGAGCGCATAGAGGTCCCCTTCTACGGCCAGGGAACGGACCCGCACGAGAAGGGCGTGGGCAAGGCGCTGACCTATGCGGAGAAGTACTTCCTGCTCAAGCAGTTCCACCTACCTACGGACAAGGAGGATCCGGATGCTCACGAGGAAGGAGCCCCTCATGGTCGTGCCGCGACCCCCGCGGCAGCGGCCCCCGCGGCTGCGCCACGGCCAGCGGCCCCCAAGCCGCACGTCAAGCTGGGCACGTGGGCGAAGCGCGCGGGGCTGTCGCAGGAGCAGGTAGGCGCGCTCCGGGCCGCCGTGGGGCTGGAGCACGTAGCCTGGAAGGAGCTCACAACCGAGCAGTGCGAGAAGATCATGGCCCAGGCTCGCGGTGGTAACCCGGAGGAGCCGGGGCTACCCGAGGACGAGCAAGCCCCCTGGCCGGAAGGAGCTTGAGTGAGCATGGCAAAGACAGCCGACATCGGCGTGAACGCGTTCCAACTGCAGGGCGCGGTGAGCGAGCTGGGCGAGTTGGTCTACGGGCAGACCGGGACTGCACGGCTGACAGTGACGGTGGGCGTAGCCCGGTTCCAGCGCGATGGGCAGAGCCAGCCGCAGATAGACCACCTGGACGTGACGCTGCTGGGCGACCTGGCCGAGGAGACCTCGCGGCGGGTAGCGCCGGGGAGCGAAGTGGCGATCCTAGGGAAGATGACCGTATACGAGCGGCAGGGCAACGACGGGCGGACCTTCCGCAATGTGCAACTCCTGGGCACGCGGATCGTGTACCTCAGCGGATCGCCGGAGGCCGAGGGCGAGGAGGAGCTGGCTGAGGGCGAGGACTTCTTCGGGGCATAGGGCACCTCGACAACTCGATCTCGGCTGCCGCTGCGGAACCCCTACGAGCCCGCGCCGTGGGGCAAGCCACGAACAGGATAGCGAAGCGCCCCCGGCCCACAAGAAGACAGGCACCTCTTGCTGGGGACCTGAGCAGACTGGGCACAGCTTCCAAAGACCTGCGCGGGGTGCGGCAGCCGACACTTTGGGGCCAGGAAGCAGGAGGCCACGGGCCTAGTGGCTGAGGGTCACTGCTCCCAGGAAGCCACAGGAAGCAGACCTCCGGCGGCGTCGTGCCCGTCGTCGGCCTGGCCCCACCACGGCGAGGGGCTGCTGCTTCCGGTCTAACAGTGAGCCGGGCCGTTGAAAGGCAGCAGCCCCCGCCGACAAGGAGGACTGACCATGCAGGCGAGAAAGCTAATCAAGCTGTTGCTGGAAACTCCCGACGCGGATGTGGTTATCCGCGTCCGTGATGCCGAAGGCGACACCATTGAGGTCGCCATAGCGGAGGTAAGATGGGACTCCTCTCACAAGTACGCTTATCTTGGCTATGACCAGGAGCCGGAGGAGGACTGACCATGTGGTACGTTGGGCAGAAGGCAACGCTAGTTCGCGATCCTTGGTCCGCCAAGCCGGAGATGCAGGAGGTGGAGGTCACCGCTGTCACCGAGCGTACGGTGAAGGCAGGCGTCTTTGTTTTCAGCCATGCAGGCTACAGATACGGACCCAAGGGGGCACCAATCGGTGCTAAACTTCTCGAAGGCACCCCAGCCGAGGTGCGTTCCCACTACCACGCAATGGACCTGCAATGTGCCGTAATGCGTGGCTTGCAAACGGACAGCGTGTCCCCTGAGGTACAGGCCAAGGTCCGCTCAGCCCTGATGGAGGCGCTAGGCCATGCCAACCTGGGCCTGCTTCGTGAGTTGCTCGAGGATGGCCTTGGCTTGCTGGTCCACCACTACGACTGGCATCGGCTGGCTGAGTTGGTGGGCAACCCCGTTGCAGACAGCGACTAGGGAGGACTGACCATGCGGACGTACACGATGGACGAAGTGCTGGAGGCATACCAATGTTCCCGTCTCCGTGCGGGGGTTTCCAGCGCCCTTCTGCGCCTCGCCCTGGAGGCCCTGCCCGCACCCGCGCAGCCCACTGAGGTCAAGGTGGGGGATGTGTGGGGCTGCCGACAGGTAGTCGGCGCAACGTGGTTCCATGAGGAAGTCGTCGCAGCCGTTGACGGCAACCTGGCGAGCTTCGAGGATGGGCACACCGCTTCTGTGTCGTGGATGCTCGACCCCGCTTCGGGCTGGCGGCGCATCAGCGAGGGGCCGACGCCAGAACCCGCGCCGGATCTGCCGGAGGTCAGGTCCTGGTGGTGGTCCGAGAGTTTGGGGCTACGCCAAGTAACAGATGTTGAGCGTGGGCCGGACCTGCCGGGTCTGAGGATTCTCTGGCGCTTTCCCTCGGGTTGGACGACTGCGACGGACTGGCCCAACAACTCGGAGCCGGTGCAGGTGTGCTGCCCGGACGGGCACTGGTACTGGCTGCAAGGTTACTGGAACCGCGCCGACGAAAAAGAGCGGTTCAGCGATTCCGTCGCGGGTGGGTACTACGGCTATCAACGCTACCTCCCCTGCGGTCGGGTGCTGCTGCCCGGCGGCAAGGCGGTGGAGGTCGTGGGGCTGGAGGCGGCGCTGGCAACCCTGCCGAGGGACCACTGGGCATACGGACGGAGCCTAGCGGACATCAGCAACGAACTCCGTGCCCTGGTCGGCAAGCCGCTGGGAGGTGGCGACGGTGAGTGACCTCGTGGCTGCGCTGAAGAGCAGCCTGAGAATGGCGACGGACCGCATCGAGGTCCTGGAGCGAGAGGCCACCGAACTACGCGCCCAGCAGCCGCTCGCCGGTTGCGGCGCTGTACGGGCAGGATTCCCGGCGCGGTTCCAGGACTATGCCGAGGGCGCGGCGGGCAATGCGGAGCCGGTCTTCACCATCACCCACGACCGGGATGGCTACACCCTGTTCCAGGGCAAGGCGCGGTGGAACGCAGAAGAGCATGTCTGGGATGGCACCCTCTGGCATGACTCACCGGTGCCCGTCGGCATGAACGAGGCGGTCCCGCTGTACGCTGGGGAGCGCGTGAGGGGAGGTGAACCGGGTGAATGATATCCCTCTGGCGGCCCGTACCGAGTGGGCCAACCGCATGGCCCAACTGGCGGCGGAGATGCGGGAGTTCGTCCTGGACCCCGACGAGCGCTGCTGGCAGGAGAACCTCGCCGACAAGCTGGACGACCTGGCCCGCGAGGCGCTCAAGGAGGAGGGACTGGCATGACCTGTAAGTGCGGACGGTACGTATGGGACCCGCACTGGGTACTACAGGCAAATGAACCGAGGGGCGCATGGCTGCAACCGTGCGGCCCCGTACCCCGGAGAGAGCCAGATATACTGTGCGAAGGGTACTGTCAATACTGCGGCACCCACCTCCTCGACGAGGGCCACACCGAGGAGATGGTGCCCGCCGCCGACTACCGCGAACTGCGGAGGCTGGTGAATGTGGTGGTCAGTTCCGCAACACCCCTCGAGGAGGACGTCGCCGCAGACGCTCTCATCGCGTGGCTCGACGCGCACCCCGAGGAGGAGCCAGCATGAGTCGCCCTGTCGAAACCTGTCATCGCTGCGGAGCGGTGGAGCCGGCGGAGCGCGTTTACAACGGGACAGACTCGGACTGGGTGCAACCGGGCTGCTCCCTGCGGATCATCCTGAGCCGCCACTGCTGGATGGCTTACCTGTGCGCAGCCTGTACCGAACAGGGGTACGCCAAGCGCCTGCTAGACCGGCTGCACAAGGCGATGAACGCAATCCTAGCCGAGGAGGCTGACCATGCCACACCTGCTGCTGGCCCTGCTGCTGACCGGGACGCCGCAAGCACCAGCCTGGATACACCCACTGGCCCCGAGCCTGCCTCGCGCTGACTGGTCGGTGCGCGGGCGGAACACGGCGGACCTGTACCGCTGGGCCATCTCGCATGACGTGCCCATCCGCACCTGGGCCTTCACCTACTACCACCCGAATGAGCGCGGCGGCACCGGCGGCGGGTGGGGAACCGCTGACGGCGGCGGGTTCCGCCCGGACTGTGTAGCCGCGGCCTTGCGGCACTACAGCTTCTGGCGGGGCCACGAGCTCTGGGTGCAGGACCATGGTCGGGTTGTCATTGGCGACAACGGGCCAGGCTGGGGCAGCCGCTACCGCTTCGACCTGCCGGGGCCGAGCGGGCGGTGGGTGGACAACTTCGACGCGCATGAGGGCGTGGGCCAGCGCCGGGCCATCGTGGTCTGGTGCCCGCGACCGGAGACCTGCGACTGCGACTGGGCCAGGGCCTGGAGGCAGGCCCACACGACGAGCTACGCGGTGGTGCAACCATGAAACCACGCTTGAGTGACCCCATCCTCGTGGTCGGCATAGCCCCCGGCATCGCTACCTGCGGGATGGCGATAGTCCATGGGAAGCACTGCCTGGGGCTAGGTGTGTGGCGGCATAGCTCTGCCGCACACAGCGACGAGAGTCGGGGGGAGGCGTATATCCTTGACCTATACGCAGCGGTGAAAGCGAGGTGTGACTACCCCGCGATCCTGGCTTGCGAGACCCAGTTCGTGGCGCCTTGTGGCTCGGACGCCCAGTGCATGGCCCAGCAGCAAGTTACGCTGGTCCGCGGGATGCTGTGCGGCGCCGCGGCGGTCTGGGGCTGGCGCTTGCTGAGCGTGACGCCCCAGCAAGCTAGCCTCGCCCTCGCTGGCAATGGGCGGGCGAGCAAGGAGCAGATGCGCAAGATGGCCCAGGCCCGCGTCGCTTTGGACCACCTGCCCAACGAGCACGAGGCCGACGCCCTGGTGGTAGCCCTAGCGGCACAGCGGGTGTTCAAAGGGGAGTTGCCCGAGGGCGTACCGAGCGAAGGAGGCGTGCAGTGAGCCAGCCTCTGCCGCGCGCCATCTACGTGCCGACCGGCCGCGCCCGCGAGTACGCGGACCTGGCGATTGACAATCAGGAGCCGCCTCGCTACAATGAGAACATCCTGCCAAGGTAGACGTGTCTTCCCGCACGGGAGCCGCGCAAATCCAAAGGTCCCAAGTTGGCCCCATCGGGCCGTGCTAGCGCCTACCTTGGCAGGAGACGCAAAGCGGCTGACCGGTGGGGCCTTCGCTTTGATGGGTGACATGGAGACCAAGTGCGAGATATGCGGCAAGCCGATGAAAGCCCCTCCTTCTCGGGTGGCGATCGGCAGGGGACGCTTCTGTGGCCGGACCTGCGCCGACAGAGGGCACTCACTGGCGCTGAGGGGGCGCAGTGACTCTCGCGTAGCCGTGCCGTGCGACTGGTGCGGCGCGAGGGTCCTGCGCTTCCCATCTCGGCTATTGCCGGGGAAACACAACTTCTGCAGCCTCAAGTGCCGTTCTGCATATCGCTCCCGCAATGAGTGCGGACCGGAGAGTCCGCTTTGGAAAGGGGGAGGTAACGGCCGGCAACGGTACATGCAGACCCACTGGTCGCGGGCGGTGCGGCGCCGTGCCGGGTTCACCTGTGAGTTGTGTCATCGGAGCCAGGAGGCCAATCCGACTCTCCGGCTTCAGGCGCACCATATCCTCTCCTATGCCCGCTACCCCGAGCATCAGATGGACATGGCGAATGGCATCTGTCTCTGCAGAGACTGCCACAACCAGGTAAGACGCGGCGAGATCGTCCTGGACTACCCGAGGAGGCTACCGTGAAGGCAATCTATGAACCGGCGGGTAGGGCGCGCGAGTATGCCCCGCTTGCGGTGAACCTCTACCAGGGCGATTGCCCAATGGCTTGCCGCTACTGCTGGAGTCGCGCCTTCAACAAGCGCACGGGGCGGTGCGGCCCCTACACGCTCAAGCCCGGCATCCTGGAGGCGCTCGAGCGCGAGGCCCCGCGGTACAGCGGCGACCCCCGCCGGGTGCTGCTGTGCTTCACCGGCGATCCGTACCCGCCCTGCGACAACTATGCCACGCGACTCGCGCTACAGGTCCTGCGTGACCGGGAGGTCCGCTTCTCCGTGCTCACCAAGGCGGCCTGGCGGGCCGCGGAGGACTTCGACCTGTACCGCTGCGGTCCCGACGGCGACTGGTTCGGCCAGACCTTTGCGGTCACGAACGAGGCGCAGCGGTACGACTGGGAGCCGGGCGCATCGCACATCGGCGACCGCATGGACGCGGCCCGCGAGGCCCGGCGCCGGGGTATCTACACCTGGGCCAGCCTGGAGCCGGTGATCTTCCCAGCGCAGATGCTGGAGTTCATCCCCGTGCTGGCACAGTGCATTGACGAGTTCCGCGTGGGCAAGCTCAACTACATGACTCCGCCGGAGCCGGTAGACTGGGAGCGATTCGCGCTGGACGCCGTGGAGGTGCTCCAGGCTACGGGGCGGCGCTGGAAGCTCAAGCGCGACCTGGCGGGGCTGTTGCCCGAGGGCGTGCCGAGCGAGGGAGGGTCAGCATGACCGTCCGCGTCTACATCCCGGGCCCCGCCACGCCCGAGCGCAAGCGGCAGGTCCACCGCGGGAGTTTCACGCGCCGCGTGGACACGCCCCAGGCGGCCGACTACAAGGCCCACGTGAAGGCTTGTGTCGCCGGGGTCATGGCCGGGAGGCCGCCGCTGGAGGGACCGCTGGGGGGCCGCATGACTGTCTGGCGCCTCAAGCCTCAGTCCTGGCCCAAGCGCCGGCAGGAACCCGACGTCAAGCCGGACCTGAGCAACGTGCTCAAGATCGTCGAGGACGCCTGCAACAAGCTCCTGTGGCGCGACGACGCCCAGGTCTGCTACCTGACCATGCGCAAGCGCTTCGGGGTGACGGAGGGCGTTGGGCTAGCCGTCTGGCCGATCCTGCCAGGGCAGCCCGCGGAGTGCGAACCGGAGGGCGACGATGACCACGACGGCGCAGCGTGACGCGAGGCAGCGGGAGGCGCAGCGGCGGCGCCAGGCGGCCCAGGAGGGCGCGCGCAAGTTCCTGCGGGCGAGGAGGCCGGCGGCAACCGCCGCTCGCGCTTGACAACCCTCCGCCGCCGGAGTAGTATGGCGGCACTCCCGGCCAAGGACCGAGGTGTCTGCACTGACCCCAGACACACCCAACCTGTCACCACCTGTAGCCCCACTCCTCGCGGGCGGCGCCTCTCCTGGCCGGGAGATTCCCCTACGACGTGGGGCTACTTCGCTTTCCACCGGGCGGGAGGCGGGGCCCGTGAAGCGCACCCCGCCGCCCGAGCTCCCCTTGGAGGAACCGCTACAACCCTTCACGTTGCCGCCCTTCCGCATAGTCCCCGGAGACATCTGCCCGCTCTGTGGCCGCCGCACTCGCAAGGGTGTGCCCTGCGGCTGGCACAAGCACCCCCGCTCCGCGACGCCGACGAACAAGGGGAGGACTGTCTAGTGGCGCGGTACCGCAGCATAGACTCAGACTGGCCGAGCAACCGCAAGCTCCGGCGGCTCCCACTGCTGGCGCGACACCTGTTCCTCTTCCTCTTCACCGCCTACGCCGACGATGAGGGGCGCTTCCCCGCGGACCCGCTGGACATCGGCGAGAAGTGCTTCAGCCGCGCGGATCGCGTCAAGGAGGCGCAGGTCGCGGCACTCCTCGCGGCGCTGGCCGAAGCGGGCCTAGTGCTGCTCTACGAGGACATCGGAGTCCCCTACGGCTTCCTCCCGGGCTGGTATGAGCATCAGGGGATCGCAACCGCCGCCCGCCACGAGAGTGCCCTTCCCCCGCCCCCCTGCGAGATCAACTCCTGGCAAGCCGCTGACGAGGTCCGTGCAGCCTACTGCGAGGAGGTCGGCAAGAAGCCGCAAGGGGCCTACTGGAGGGACGCTCTACGCTGGTGGGAACAGCACAAGAGCCGCTGTGTAAGCCCGGAAAAGTCTCACTCGACAGAGACTCGAGTCTCACTCGACGGAGACTCGACGAACACTCGACCTGACTGGAAGGGACTGGAAGGGACGGGAGGGGAGCTTAACGCACGCGTGCGCGTGCGCGAGGGCACCTCGCCGGAGGCCAAGCCGGAAGCCGAGCCGGAGCCGCCACCCTCCCCCCGGGACCTATCCCCCATCAAGGCCCAGAACTACCCCCAGTGGTCAGCGGCGCTCAAGGCCGGCTGGGAGGCCCGGCGCAAGGGCGGGTGGTCGGTGGCACTGGTGACGAAGACCGTCGGGGAGCTGGCCGTGTTCTTCGAGGAGGAGGACCCGCCGCTGCCGCTGGACTGGGTAGAGGCTGCGCTGCGCGAAGACCCGCCACGTAGTAGCGAGTACCCCGGCTCGTGGTGGCGCCGGCAGATCGGCGGCTGGCGCCAGACCCAGCGCGTTCAGGGCAACGGCGACGAGCCGGACCCGCTGGAGGCGCCCTACCTCAAGCTCTGGGCAGAGACCCCGGAGCTGTCGGTAGAGAAGTGCCCGCGGCTCACTGAGCGCGTCAACGCCTGGCTGGCCTGGATACATGCCGGGGGTCCCCGTGGCTCGCCAGGGCGGCGCCAGCGTCTGGAGGAGTACCGGGAGCGCTTGCATGCGCTAGGCTCCTGGAAGACCGTGCCCGAACTCACGCCCGAACAGTTCCCGACGCCGCCGGAGGTAACCGCCAATGTCAGCACTGAACCCGCGAGTCCCGCACAATCTGGAGGCTGAGCAGGCTACCCTAGGCTCCATGCTGCTAGCGCCGGCAGCGACCGGGATGGCGCTGGGGCTGCTGGGCGACGGGGACTTCTACCCGGAGCACCATCAGCGCATCTTCCGAGCCATGCGCGAGGTCCACGGCCAGAACGAGCCGGTGGACCTGGTGACGGTCACGGAGCGCCTACGCGGCATGGGGGTCCTGGAGCACGTGGGGGGAGCAGAGTACCTCACCGCCTTGCTCAACACCGTGCCCACCGCGGCCCACGTGGCCCGCTACGCGACGCTGGTAGCGGAGAAGGCGGTGCTGCGCCGGCTGGCTGAGCAGACCGCCACGGTCACTGAACAGGCCATGCGCCCGGACGCCGACCCAGTCCAGGTGGCGTACGCCCTGGAACAGACCGTAGCCCAAGCGCAAGGCCGAATGCGCCCGCCGGAGTCCGCCCGTCCCGTGACGGACTTCCTCCACGGCGGCTACTACGAACGTCTGAACGCCGAGCGGCAAGCGCTCTGGACGGTGGAGGGGCCGCGCTTCGGCTTGGGCACTACGGACCACCTCACCGGCGGCCTGGCGAACGAGGAGCTGGTGATTGTCAAGGCCCCTGAGAAGTTCGGCAAGACCACTCTCCTGCGCCAGTCGGCCTTGGAGACCGCTCTGTGGTGCTTCAGCGAGGGCAACGGCCAAGCGGTGGTGGTCTACCTGCTGGAGGGCAGCCGCCACCAGTGGCTCAACGGCGCCCTGGCCTGCCTGGGGAACCTGCGTACGGAAACGCTGCTGCGTGGGGGCGAGAAGAAGTCCAGCAACGAAGAGCGCGACGGCCTGGTGGACGCCGAAGCGCTGCTCCCCAAGCTCCCGCTGCTGCTCACCGACGGCCTCCGGCAGATGCACGGGATCGCCGCCGATGTGCAGTGCCTGCAGAGTGAGGGGCGCCAGCTTGCCGCGGTCTACGTGGACTATGCGGGCCTGGTACACGCGCCGGGCGACGGGCACGAACGGGCGATCAACATAGCGCAAGGGCTGCTGGAGTTGGCGACGGACGCCCACGTGCCGGTCTTCGCCGGCTCGCAGATCACGCTGCTGGACGGGGGTGCGCGGCGCTCCCGCTGGGGGCCGGAGTTGGAGTTCAACGCCTCCTCGGTCTGGCAGATCGAGCGCGGCGAGCGCGGGCAGAAGAATCAGGACGAGGCGAGGCGCAGCGACCTGGGACGCCTGGTCAACACGCACCGGCGCTATGGCGAGGCGCTCCCGCCGCTGGAGCTGTGGCTGGACTTCGCCCACGCTCGCATTCGGCCGCTGGCCGACAAGCTGGGCGTACAGCCGGGAGGGACGCAATACGATGGCCGCTACGGATAGCTTGGCCGGACGCATCCTGGTGCTAGAGCCGCAGGTGGTGGCGAAGTTGCGCGCGGGCACGCTGACTCGCGACGACGCCGGCTACCAGGAGTGGCTCCGGCTTCAGCGGGAGCGCGTACAATCCGCAGACAGGGAGGACACTGATGCCGCAAGCGCCGATTGTCTGGGCTGATTGGGCGGGCTTTCTCCAGGCCAACTGGGGAACCCTGGGGCAGAATGGCTGCCGCGAGGAACTTGGCCGTCGTCTGGGCCGGGAGATCACGAAGAGCCAAATCCAGTGTGCGGTGGCGCGGCTGCGTCAGGCCGGCGTAGACATCCCCGCTGGCCCGCAGATGCGCCACAAGCAGAAGGCTGCGCAGGTCCGGCAACGCGAGGCGGTTCGCGTGCATGTGCCAGCGGGGGGAGCAGAGCGCAAGCGGTCGCACCATGCCGCGGCGCCGCCTCCGCCGGCGGCTAGCCCGCCCTCGCGCCGCGAGCCGTCCTGGCTGGCGACCGACGACCGGGAGTTGGCCGCGGAGGTCTGCCAACTGCTGCGCCGCTTCGTGCAGCAGACCGGGCATGACCATGCCTTCGTCGCCGGGAAGGCGATCCTCGTGATTGCCCAGGAGGGAACCCGCTGATGACAGTGCAAGCCGTGCAGAGTTGGACCTCGCCCGGGGGCCGGCTGATCCACGAGCGCCGCCAGCGCCAGGAAGCGCGTGCGCATGACCGCTGCCCGATGTGCGGCTGGCGGGACCCGGACAAGCTGGTGACCTACCCGCCGTTGCAGATGGCGCGCCTGCGCGGGCTGGTCTGCGCAACCCACCGGCTGGAGTGCGCCGCACTGGAGCTACCGCCACCCGACGAGTACGGTTCCCTGGACCAGGCAACCGGGCACTTCTTCGCCTGGGAGCCGGGGATGGTGCTGCACGGCGTGCAGACTGTACTAGCGGAGCGGAGCCTGCTGGTGGGCTATTGGGTGAACTGCTTGCAGCGCCTGGTAGAGCACGGGGACCAGCAGCCGCGGCTGGAATTGGTGCAGCGGAGGTACCAGGGGCTGAAGGAAGATGGCTGAGGGTCTTGACAACCCCCGCCCGCCCCGTGTATGATACTCGCGTTATCAGGTGGGGAGTATAGCGTCTCCTCGCAAGCCAACCAGAACAGCCCTCGCCTCGGCGGGGGCTTTCGGCTTTCCGAGGTCCAGCATGAACTGCCAGCGCTGTGCCTTCCTGGACGTGACCTCCGACGGCGCTGCCCTTGACTACCGCTGTCAGTTCACCGGCGCCGCGATCTGCGACCAGGACCTCGGCGAAGACTTTACCTGCCCGCTCACGCTGCCCGTGCGCGTCCTGCGGGCGAGCACCCTCGTGCGGACCGTGCTAGCCGTGACGATGGCGCGGGGGACCTACCGGGCGCTGCTCGCGCAGTACCCGGAGCGTAAGCAGGATGAACTGGTGGCCTTCGCGCGAGCCGAAGGGCTGGAGGCGGTCGGGACGGGCTGACGGTATGTGACAACCAGTAGGCAGCAAGCCAAAGCCTCGCTGCGCAGCGGGGCTTTCGCGCTTCTGCCCGGCGGCTAGGGAGAGCTCCCCGAACGGCGTACTCCTCCTGGCGCCTCGCCGCCGGGCTATACCAACAGGAGGCAGGAGGAGGCTGCTAATGGCGACCGCGATGGTGGCTGCGCCCGAAGTGCACCTTGGCATGAGAGGCAGGTTCACGCCGACCGGGCTACTCTTGCCGGATGACATGCCCGTGGAGGAGTGGCTGGAGGTCTGCGAGTACCTGGGGCTCTGCCAGAAGGCCGTGCTGTGGTGGTGGGGCGACGCCCTGGCCTTCGGCGAGCGCAAGTACGGGGAGATGTACAGCCAGGCGCTCGATGCGACGGACTACAGTTACCAGGCCCTCAACGACGCCGTATATGTGGCAAAGAACGTAACATTCTCGCGCCGGCGCGAGAATCTCTCCTGGTCTCACCACCGGGAGGTCGCTCCGCTACCGCCCGCCGAGCAGGAGGAATGGCTGCTGCGGGCCGAGGAGGAGGGATTGACCCGTGCGGCGTTGCGAGCGGCCATCAAGCAGAAGGCGTATGAACGGAAACTGCTTGAGGCTGCCGCCGGGCGCTCCACGCCCGAGGGGTGCGGCGAGGTGGCCTGCTGCGACGCCTTGGTGGGTTTGAGGCGGCTGGAGGACGGCCAAGTACACCTCATCTTTGCGGACCCACCCTACAACCTGGGCGTGGCCTACGGGGAGCATTGCGATGATGCCCGGCCCCCCGAAGATTACTTCGCGTGGTGTGCCGAGTGGCTGGGGGAGTGCTACCGCGTCTTGGCGGACGGGGGCAGCGCCTACTTCATGCACTACCCGGAAGTGTGCTCTCGGTGGCTGCCCTTTCTGGAGGAGTTCGGCTTCACCCTGCGGCGTTGGCTGACTTGGGTCTACCCATGCAACGTCGGGCAGTCGCCGCGCAACTGGACGCGGGCGCAGCGGGCGGTTCTCTTCTGCACGAAGGGCGAGGGCTACACCTTCAACGGAATGGCTGACCCTCAGCCCTTCCGCAACCCCGACGACGGGAGGATAGAACAGCTTGGCGCAGGCGGACAGTCGGGCGTCGTGCCCTATGACTGGTGGGAGTATGACCTGGTGAAGAACGTCTCCGCCGAGAAGACGGAGTGGCCGAATCAGCTTCCTACCGCCCTCCTCTCGCGCGTCGTCAAGACCTCAAGCCTCGAAGGCGACACCGTTCTTGACCCCTTCATGGGCAGCGGCACGACGGCGGAAGCCGCACAAGCAGCCGGTCGCCGGTGGATAGGATTCGACAGCAACCCGCGCTCGGCGATAGTGACGGCGCAGCGGTTGGCAGCTCAGTAGACATGCGCTTCAACGCGAATCGGGATTTCGACCTCGACTGTCCCTTGGGCGAGGTGGCAGAACGGCTCTTGGCCGAACTGCTGTCTGGGGACATTCGCGTTGAAGTGAAGCGCGACTTTCGGGTGAGCGACAGCGGCCGCGTAGCGGTAGAGTTCTACAGTCGGGGTAGACGCAGCGGCATTGCCACCAGCCTAGCAGACTGGTGGGCCTTTGCACTGTCTGGTCCGTGCTACGACGACGAGGATGATAAGCCGGAGGTAATAGTGTTCATCAGAGCCCCTCGGCTCAAACGGATACTGCGGCAACTGGACCACAAGGGCGACCTTGTGAAGTTGAACGGCGGGGACGAAGGAACCTCTCGGATAGCCTGCCTGCCACTGGCAGAACTGGTCCGGCCATTGCCGCCCGCGTCGGAAGAAGTTGTATGACCAATGGGTCGGCGCACGCTTCGTACTGACGAGAACCGGGCAATCATCCTCGAGGCCCTGGAGGGCGGCGATACCTTCCGTGGGGCCTGCTTGCGAGCTGGCCTGAGTGAAGACACCTTCGAGCGGTGGCGCACTGCCGACGCGGATTTCGCGGCAGCGCTAAAGGCCGCCCAGGCCAAGTGCCGGGCGCGCATGGTGGCGACGATTCAGACAGCGGCTCGCAAGGGCGTCTGGACTGCCGCGGCTTGGTGGCTGGAGCGCAACTTCCCCGACGAGTACGCCCTGCGCAACCGCATGGAACACACCGGCGAAGGCGGCGGGCCGGTGAAGGTCGAGCATGACTTCGCGCACATCAGCAACCGGGAGATTGCCGAAGCGCTACTCGAGGCCGACGGGGTTGCTGAGGCTGAGGCAGATAGCGGAGCGTAACACCTACTGGTGGGCGCGCCTGTACCAGCCACGGATACGCCTGCCGGGGGGTGATGCGGCGCCCTTCCTGCCGCGGCTCTATGAGGCGGACCTGCTCGCTGCCTACGACGCCGGGGGCATGACCCTGGTGGTCAAGTCGCGGCAGCTCGGCGTGAGCACGACCAGCATGGTCTGGGCAGCGCGGGTGCTCTGCGAGGTGCCCGGCGCTACCGTGCTGGTGCTTAGCAAGCGGGAACGCGACGCCAAGCACATCCTGGGTATGTGCGCCCTGGCATACGAGACCGCCGAACGCCCTGGCAAGCCCAAGGTCGTCACAGACAATGTCCTGGAGTTCGCCGTCGAGGGCGGCGGGCGGGTGATCGCGGAGACCGCCAACCAGAACAGCGGGCGTGGCTTTACCGGCTACGCTCTGCTCTTTGACGAGTTCGCCTTTTTGCCCTGGCAGGAGGAGATGTGGCGCTCGGCGCAGCCCGCCGTCAGCGCGACGGGGCGGGGCTTCCTGGTCAGCACGCCCAACGGCCAGGGCGACGAGTTTGAGCGGCTCTACGGCAAGCACGCCGATCCGGCGCGAGTAGGCGCCAGCGGCGAAGTCAGCTTGCCGGGGGCCGCCTGGCGGGTCTTCCGGCTCCCCTGGCAAGTAGACGACAGTCGGGACGAGGCGTGGCGGGCACGGCAACTGGAGTCCATGACGCAGCGGGACTTCGCCCAGGAGCACGAGTGCTCGTTCTTGTCCTCGGGTGAGGCCGTCTTCCGGGCCGAGTACCTGCAAGCGGCAGTAACCCGCTGGGCGGAGGTAGCCGGGCGGGCCGCCTCACGCTGGAGCATGGGCGTAGACGTAGCCGGTGAGGGCCGCGATGAGACGGTCATCACCGTGCTGGACTCGACGGCCCATCCCTACGCGACCGTAGAGCAGACGGCCTGGGAGCACATCGGCGGACCTGCCCTCCAGCGGGAGATCGAAGAGCGGGCGGCGCGCTTCCACTGCGAACCGGCGTTGGACTACACCGGGGTGGGCTACGGGATCGCCCAGAATCTCACCTGTCGCCACCGCAGGGTGACCTTCACGGGCGGGGCTACGGTCAGCGGTGACGCGCAGCACCAGCGGGTTCCGCGGGACATTCTGCTGAGCACGGCGGTGCAAGCCTTTGAGCGGGGCGCGGTGGCGCTGAATCCTGAGCACCGGGAACTGCTGCGGGCACTTCAGACAGCGCGCTGGGAGAAGAGCCGCGGCGAGTTCGTAGACCGACTGGACTCCTGGCTGCTGGCGTTGTGGGGCGCTTCACAGCAGAAGACCATGCCACGGTGGATGCTCGACGGCGTGAAGTAGCCCGAATACCCCGTACGGCGCACGCGCGGCCACAGGAGGCGCTTCTGCGCCCTCGGCGGGCCTAAGCTGCCTAGCGTATTCCCGCACGCTCTACGGGCCGGAGAATCGCACCGGGGGACCTGGAGTAGACATGGCTTGGTGGAACCGGGTGCGATCCCTAACCCTGGAGGACGCGCTGGGCGCGGCGGCGCGAGGCGCCCTCCACCCGCGCCAGGCTCTCGCGCGCTCTCGCGGCAAGGCTACTGGCCCGCCGCCTGTCCAGGGGTTCTTTGCCAACCTGTCCCGCGAGCGCGGCGTAGAGCACGACCACGACTACAGCGAGTTTGCCAAGTCCTACGGCAGTAGCCACCCCTACGTCTTCGCCTGCGTAGACCTGCGCGCTAGCTCCCTGGCCGCCCTACCGCTGCGCTTGTGGCAGCGTACTGGCGATGAGCCACGCGAGATCACGCGGGGGCCGCTGGTGGACCTGCTGCAGTCGGTCAATCCAGATACCACTTGGCGGGACCTAGCCTACAGCACCAGCGTGGACTACGACCTCAATGGCAACGCCTACTGGTGGCTGAACCCCGGCGCCGGCGGTGGCTTCCCGGCAGTGGAGTTGTGGCGCCTACGTCCAGACCGGGTACGTATCCGGCAGAACAGTAGCGGCCAGGTAGACGCTTACCTGTACGGCTCCGCGGAGAAGCCGACCGTGTATCCGCCGGAGCAGGTGGTACACTTCCGCTTCCCGCATCCGTTCAACGATGTATACGGGCTGGCGCGGATGCTCTCGGCGGCGCTGACCGCCGACACCGCCAAGCGCGCCGCGGAGAACGACTTGGACGACCTCAAGCGGGGCATGGTGGCGGACGCCTTCGTGAAGCTACCAGGGGCCTTCGACGATACCGAGGTCAAGGCCTTCATGGAGCGCTTGGAGCGGCGCTTCAACACTGGCAAGCACGGCGTCTACCCCGTCACGCCGGAGACCGAGATCGTGCAACTCCAGACCCAGCGCCGGGACATGGAGTTCGCGCAGATGCGCCAGTACAACCGCGAGGAGATATGCTCCGTCTTCGGGGTGCCTGGTCCCCTGGTAGGGGACCTCACGCGCAGCACCTACGCCAACATGGAGCAGGCCGAGCAGCAGTTCTGGGGCACGACGATGAGTGCCCATGCCGCGGCACTGGCAGGGACGCTCACCGAGAAGCTACTATCCAAGTTCGGCAGCGACCTGTACTGCGAGTTTGACTTCAGCGGAGTAGAGGCGCTCCAGGAGGACACTCTGGCCGAGCGCCAGCAGGACTTGGCCGAGGTGCAAGCGGGGGCCAAGACCATCAACGAGTTCCGCGCCAAGTGGGAGCCGGATGCGCCAGCAGTACCCTGGGGGGATACCGCCTACCTGCCGCTGAACCTGCTGCCCGTGGGGATGCTGGGTGGGGACCTCGCGCCTCCGACTGAGCCGCCTCCGGGCAAGGGCGTACGGCTGCTGGACGTGAAGCAGGCGCCGCCGCAATTGGGGGATGGTGAGGGCAAGCCCCACCCTTTCCTCGCACCGGAGTGAAGGGCGATCGGGTGTGGGCGCGACATGACCGCGAGGCCCGCCCGCGAGAGGCTCGGCTCCAGCGCACCGTGGCGGGGCTGATCCGCCGGCAAGCGGACTTCGTAGGCGACCGGGTGCGCCACCGGCCTCCGCCGCAGAAGGCGCTGGGGGCCGCGGTCAAGTCCGCGGAGTCTGATTGGCTAGACTGGGTGATAGGCGACCAGGACGAGGAGACGCAGCGCTGGACGGCGCTAGTCCTGCCGCAGTTGAGCAGCGCCCTGGAGGCGGGCGGGGCGCGGCTGCTCAGTGAGGTAGCCGGCGGGATTGACTTCGACATCACCGACCCGCGGGTGCGGCAGTGGCTGAGGCAGCGCGAGCAGGTCATCAAGACCATCGTCGGCAACCGCGAGGCCGAGCTGCGGGCCAGCCTTAGCGCAGGCTACGAGGCGGGGGAGACGGTGCCAGACCTGATGAAGCGGGTCGCTGAATACGGCACCAGTGCTGACTACAAGGCGGAGCGGATTGCGCGCACCGAGGTCATCGGCGCTATGAACGCCGGGGCGCTGCGGGGGATGCAGCAGGTAGGGATCGAGTACAAGCAGTGGGTGGCAGTGCGCGACAACCGGACCCGGGACAGCCATGCCGCGGTAGACGGGACGACGATTCCGGTAGACAAGGACTTCCACCTGGAGGGCGGCAGCGGGCCGGCGCCGGGGGACATAGACGACGCAGCGGAAGTGATCAACTGCTTCCCCGGTGATGCACGGGTTGTGCCGCTGGGGCGGGTACTAGCAGTAACGCGCCGCACGTACCAGGGACCGCTCTGCGAAATCGTCACGTCCAGCGGCCAACTCCTCGCCGGCACACCCAATCACCCGGTACTGACCCCGGAGGGTTGGATCGCGTTGGGTGCGCTGAAACAGGGTGACGATGTAGTCGGCCGCTGTGGGCAGCAAGACCTCGCGGAGGCGGACCCAGACCCATACGGTCAACCACTGGCGCTCCGCCAGCTCTTTGAGCTTGCGGCAGTGGGGAGGCTTGCTGTTCGGTTGGCAGGTCGCGAACCACAGTTCCACGGCGACGGGCGGCAAGGCCAGGTCTATGTTGTACCGACCTACGGCCAGTTGCGGGATCGGCGCCAGGCCGCGGTCACGAAGCCAGCCAGCGAAGGTTTCTTCGCCCTGACCGATACGCAGTCTACGGTTCTGGGCAACACGCGCGCGCAGTTCCAACTCCGCCGTCGAACGAGACTTGCCCCGGAGCGTGGTGTAGGCAAAAGCTGCCAATCGCTGGCGCTCTTCGGGGGGCGTATGCGCCATGCGGGCATGCATGCCCTCGCTGCGGTTGCGCGGCGCAACGCCATGTTCCAGCAGAATACGGCGAACAACGCCGCGCGAATGGCCGATCCGGGCAGCGAGTGCTTTCTCGGAGATGCCGGCAAGGTAGTCTGCGATAAGGTCGTCAACGTTCGGCGGTACGAATGGGCGGGGCATGTCTACAACCTCCAGACCAGCAGCGGTAGGTACATCTGCAATGGCATTATAGCACACAATTGCCGCTGCGCCCTAGCCGCGGTGGAGGGGCCGGGTGGCGAAGGCGACTGAACGGGGGCAGTCCGATGCGCGAGTCGGTCTGGTTCCAAGAGCTACGCGAGCGGTATGCGCAGGACCCGGAGGCACTGTCGGAGGAACTGCTGTTGGCTATAACGGAGAGGCTGTGCCAGGAACAGCAGCAGCAGGGCTTGACCCTCAAGCAGTGGGCGGAGAAGGCGGGGACCTCCAGTAGGCGGCTGCTGCGTTTCCTGCGGTTTGACCATCCACCCACAGTGCTCGCCGTGGTGCAGTACGCGGCGGCGCTGGGGCTGGAGGTGCGGTTGGACTTCGCGCTGATGCCAGGCGAACGGGGGCAATCCGATGAGCAAGCTGAGCCTGTGGCGACTAGGTGACGGGGCGGTGCATGTCGGCCTAGACGGTGGGGCGCTCTGTGGGCGTGAGTTGGACGGCGAGCAACTACCGCCAATACGCTTGGGGCGGAAGTGCCCCGAGTGCTTCGCGCGGGCGGTCCACCAAGCGCTGCTACAGCGCATGGAAGAGGTGCCAGAGTCGGACCCGCCGCGGCCCTGGCGCGAGCGGCTACGGCGCTGGCTGGCAAGTATCTGACGGGGGCCGGGAAGTGGTTCACATGACTGGCAAGCGTATGGCGACGTTCCCGGTAGAACTGAAGGCCGAAGAGCCGCTGGCCGGCGAGGGGCTGATCGTCACGGGGATCGCCAGCAACCGGTCCCTGGACCGCCAGCGCGAGGTTATGAACCCCGCGGGCATCGTCAACCTGGACGAGTTCCGGCTCAACGGGGCGACGAGCGGGCTGCCGATGGCCTACCTGTACGAGCACAACGAGCAGATCGGCCACGTGACGGACCTGTCACCGCAGGCCTCGCAGGTCAAGTCGAAGGCGCTGCTGGCGTCTACTGACCTCGTGATGCGTCAGGTCTGGCCGCTGCTCCAGGCAGGTTCCCTGGGGGCACAGTCCATCGGCTATGCTGGCGTAGAGGGCGAGGACCGCGGGAAGCAAGGCTACTACTGGAACAAGTGGAACTTGTACCACTTGGCCATCGTGGGGCAGCCGGCCAACACCGGCTGTCTGGCGCAGCTTGCGAAGTCGTGGGGCTGTGAGACTGGGCCGCTTTGTAGCAAGGGCGTGGTCACGGTGGCGCACCCGGTCGCCGAGGATACGGAGCGCACCTGGAGCGCCGCTGCCGCAGAGAAGCGCGTTCGGGCCTGGGCGGGCGCCGAGGACGCGCCCAACGAGCAGTACCGCAGCTGCTTCCTGTGGTACGACGCGGACGCCGAGGAGGACTTCGGCGCCTACAAGCTCCTCATCTGCGACGTGCTGGACGGCAAGCCGCAGGTCATCTTCCGGGCGGTAGCCGCGGCCATGGGCGCCCTGGGCGGCGGGCGCGGTGGGGTAGACATCCCGCCCGCCGACGCAGACCGGATTCGTTCGCAGTGCGAGAAGCTTTATGGCAAGTGGGGCAAGGAGCCGCCAGAGAAGGGCGAGGACGGCAAGTACCTGTGGCGGCCCGACGAGAAGCACGGCCTAGAGGCCAACCTGTTTGGGGAGCGCCTGGGGCGGCTGGTGGGGAATGCGCAAGGACTCAGCGACATCCTCACGGCCTGGCAGCGAGCCGGGCTAACGCCGCAGGCTGTACAGGCGCTTGCCGACAGTGACCTAGCGCGGGTCAGCACCGCCCGCGAACAGTTGGACGAGGTGCTAAAGGCCTGTGGCGCTGGCAGTGAGCCGGGCGATGCAGGCGAGGGTGCCAGAGAGGCGGCCCTGCGGGTCTTGACGGAGAGCCGAGCGAGTCGGGCCTTTAGGCTGCTCGCTGGGTAGCACTACTCTCCGGGGGCGGGATGGGGTGCCCTGATGGCACTCAGCACGGAGCAGTTGGTAGCGCTCAAGGACCTCTGGCCGGACCTGAGCGTAGAGGAGCGGCGTGCAGTCACCGGTGACCTGCCGCAGATTGACGCCGACGCGATCGCCGCGGCAGCGGCTGAGAAGGCCCTAGCCGCGGTGGAGGCCAAGCAGAAGGCTGACGCCGAGGCCGCCGAGCGGACCAAGGCCGACGAGGAGCTGGCGGCCTTCCGCGCCGCCAAGGCCGCGGCCGCCGCGGCGGGGTCGGGGCCGCCTCCCTCGGGCGATGCTGCGGCCGAGCGCCCGCGATACAAGTCCGGCGTGCGCTTCAAGACCTTGGAGCGTCCGGCGGACTTGCTGGGTATCCGGGCCGATGAGGTTGCTCCCAGCTACAAGTCCTTTACCGAGGACTTCCAGAACTGGAGCGACGACGTCTACCTCGCCTCGCGGCTGCTGCATGACCAGGGTCATCCTGCGGACATGCGCGGTACGCGGATGTACCAGGACTTCTGGGGCCACAAGGCCGTGCAGGCCGACCTCAAGGCGCTGTACAGCACCGGCACCGGGGTAGGCGACGAATGGGTACCCACCGAGTTCTCGCCCCAGTGGCTGGAGACGGTCAAGGAGACCGCCAAGGTCGTCCCGTTGCTGCGCTCGCTACCCATGAACACCAACCCGCAGGTCTTCCCGGTCTCCGGGGTCCGCACGGGTACCATGTACATGCAGGGCGAGGCGACGGTGGACAATCCCGCCGACTGGACCGCCACCGACATCACCACGGCGCAGCTCAGCCTGACGGCCAAGCAGTTCGCCATCCGGCATGTCTATACCCAGGAGATGGTAGAGGACGCCGTCGCCGGCGCGATGGAGTACGTGCGCAGCGACATTGCGGCCTCCGCCGCCTACGGGCTGGACGAGGCCACCGTGGACGGGGATACCACCTCCACGCACTTCGACACCGGCCACAGCATGTACTCCAACGACCGGCGCAAGGCCTTTGACGGGCTGCGCCACTGGGCCTACAACAGCGGCGTGACCGTCAGCGGCGCCAGCAAGACCTGGTCCTCGGCGGAGAACATGGTCAGCGCCAAGGCCAAGATGGGCATCTACGGCGGGGACAACACCGTGCTGCTATGCAGCCGGTCCTTTGCAGCCAAGATGGGCCTGCTCCGCGACGGAGCCAACAACCTGATCCCGGGCGTCGCCGCCTCGGACGCCAACCCCGCCGGGTGGGGCGGCAGCCGCGTGGTCATCTCCGACGTGATCCTGGACACCTACAACACGGCGGGTCTCTACGACGGCAGCACCACGTCCTACACCGAGTTGGTCTTCTTCAACCCGGACGCCTTCTACACCGGGTGGAGGCGAGGCTGGACGGTCAACACCGAGTTCGACATCAAGGCCGGTATCTGGAACCTGGTCATGTCCTGCCGGATGGCCTTTGGCAGCCCGTACACGGTGGGGACGCACTACGTGGCCAACCTGCTGTACTGCCTGCTGGCGTCCTGGTAGGTACCTTGGCAATCCGAGTCGTAGCCGCAGGCCCTCGGTCGCACTTCTCCGGGGGCCTGCGGTCACTCTCCGGGGGCGCGGGGGCGACAGTCCGGGCAGGGTAGCCCGGCTGCAATCCCGCACGCTCGTAGCAGCCGCGCGCGGGCGCCGTTTCTGCGAGCGGGCGTGAGGGGTGGAAGACATGGGACGAGTGAGCGGGCCGTACCAGATGACTGCGTTCATCGGGACTATCACCGGAACGACTGACGATGGGCGCAACATCCCGATCTGGCGGTCTCCAGCCGACTATCGCACGCGAGTCTCTGCGGTCTATCTGCAGGGCAAGTGGAACGCCAACGCCAGTGGCTCCTACGATACGTTGACGCTCTGCGACGACGCCGGGGCCACGATGTTCTCCGCGGCCTTTACCACCACGGGCGGCACCGTGACAGGTGCCGTGGCAATGGAGGCCAGCACGACCCACGCGTACCTGGAGTTGACGGAGGGGCAGGAAGTCTATCTGCACATGGCCCAGACCGGGTCGGGGCAGACTATGACCGACATGCTCATCACGATTATCTACGACCTGTGGCGCGTACCCTAGTGGAAGCGAGGTGAGGTAGACATGGGACGCATAAGCGGGCCGTACCAGGCTACGCTGTACATCGGCACCCTCAACGGGACTACCGACAACGGCAGGAACATCCCGATCTGGCGCTCCCCGAGCGACTACCGTACCCGCGTTTCCGCGGTGTACCTGCAGGGCAAGTGGAACGCCAACTCAAGTCACTACGACACCTTGAGCCTGAAGGACGACGCTGGGAGCACGATGTTCTCAGCAGCCTTGACGACCACCGGCGGTACGGTTACCGGCGCGGTAGCTATGGAGGCCAGCACAACGGCGGCCTACCTAGAGCTTACCGAAGGCCAGGAAGTGTACCTGAACTTCTCCCAGACCGGGAACAGCCAGATCATGTATGACATGTCAATCACGCTCATATATGACCTCTGGCGCGTACCGTAGGCAGGTCGGCGCTCTTCGACCATCGCACTCATGCCTCGCAGCACCAACTGCATAGCCGCCAGGGGGCCGTACCAACGGCGGCGTAGGTCGTCCCTCCCGCTCCGGGCCTTACCACGCCCCCGGGGGTCCGAGCGGGAGGGGCAACAAACCGACCGGGGGCGACGCCGTAGCACTGGCTGTCGCAAGGTGGACTTCGGTCCGCCAATCACTGCAACGGAGGCTAGTACCATGACAACTGGACGCAGGGGACGGACGGGATTCACCCTCGTGGAGCTGCTGGTGGTGATCGCCATCGTGGCGATCCTGGCCGGGATACTCTTCCCGGTCTTCAACCGCGTGCGCGAGGCGGCCAAAGCCACCAAGTGCATGTCCCAGATGCAGCAAATCACCGCGGCGCTGGTCATGTACTGCGCGGACTGGCACTACGGCCCGAGCACCACCTGGCCTCAGATGGACATCACGACGCCCTGGGCGCCGAAGCCTGAGAACATGGTGGAGGTTGAGCACCCCTGGTTCTGCAAGCTAGGGGACTACAAGGCGCCCTACTACGAGTTCAACTACAACATGAAGGACGGGAGCTTCACCGCGCGGGTGAACCCGTTGTGGCTGTGCAAGTCCGGGCAGTTCACTTCCTCCTACGCGCTGCCGCAGTACCGAGGCGGCTACTACACGGACTGGCGGCCTGACTGCCCGACGGGCATGGTGCCCTGGCACATGGAGTTGACCAACCACCCGAGCACTTGTATGCTACTGGGCGAGTCGGCGGTGGACATGAAGCAGGGCTTCTACGCGGGCGTGGTGGGGGTGCGAGGGGTCTGGACGAGCTTCCTGATGCCCAAGTACACTAACCCGCCAGCCTTCCCCAGCCCGACGCCGCTCAAGGCGTACTGGTGGGCGCACAGCGGCGGCGCCAACGTGGCGATGTTCGACGGTCATATCCAGCGCATGAGCATGGACGAGTTCTACGAGAACTACGACCAGCTCTGGTGCGACCAGTACTTCATTCCGGGGTAGCGCCATGACCACCAGGGAGACCATCATGCTGCTCTGCACCACAGTGGCGATGGCCGCGGCGGGGGCCGTCCAGGCGGCGGCCCCCGCCCTCCCTCCCTCTGATTCGGGGGTGGGCCTGTACTGGGACATCAGCACCTGGAAGGGCGAGGCGACTATGCCCGAGGTGCTGGCGGACATGAAGGCGCACGGGTGCAACACCGCCTGCCTCTTCTTCCGCAACGCCGAGGAGCTAGCCGCGCAGTTGGACGCCGGAGTCGAGTGTGGCCTTTGGGCGCCAGGGGTCCCGGTCGTGCTCTGTAGCAACTGCGCCGGGGATAATGCCAACACGGCGGCGGAGCTACGGCGGGCGCCGAGCGTAGGCCAGCACACGGCGCAGTGGCCGACGCTGACGCTCTACGTCCTGAACGAGGTGGAGGAGGCTAGCCCGGAGTTGGAGGCGCTGATCGAGGAGTGGAAGAGCTACGGGGTCGGGGCCGTCGGCGGCTGCGCCTACGAGCGGGCCGCCTGGCAACTGAGCGACCAGGTAGACGTGCTGCAGGTCTTTCCGGTCTTCTACACGCAGGCACTGCGCGAGCGCTACGCGGCCACCGGTAAGGCGCTGTGGGCCTACGAGGGCGCGGGGCCGGTGCATGTGGGGCGCAACCCGGCGGCCTGCCGGTATCTCACCGGAGTCTGGCGCTGGAAGTTCCGCCCGCCGGTATACCTAGAGTGGTGCTATGCGGACGCCGTGGGCAACCCGACGATGTGGGAGGCCTGGAAGCAGGGCTGCCTAGACTACTGGGTCCTGCGCAATCTGGACGCACAACTGGCAGCACACCCGACAGCGACGGTAGCACTGGACGCGGCGCGCTGGCAGCAGGAGCTACTGGACCGGATCGCGGGGAATCCGGGGCGTGACGCGGTGCGACGCCCGCCGGACTACACCGACGCCCTGGCGGTACACGAGGTTCCGCCGCCGGTGGCCGACTTCGCCATGATTCGGCAGTGGGCGGGCTACTACGCCGCGGCGCTGCGCGGCGGGGAGAACCTCTGGTGAGCGGGCTGGCGAGTGGGGACAACCTGAACGGGGGCTAGACATGAGAACGGTACTGATTCGCGGGGAGATCACCGCAGAGCACGTGCAAGCGTTGTGGGACGCGGTGGCGACGGCGGAAGACGGCGAAAAGCTGGGCGTGGTGCTTGACAACTGTACCGGGGCGCAGCCCTGGGCGATGTATGCCGCGCACTACGCGATAGACAACTACCAGGCGGGCCAGGTATGGGTCTATGTGCGCGGGCAGTGCTTATCCGCGGGGCTGCAGGTGCTAACGGCGACGAGCTGGGCGTGGACCTCGGTGACGGCTGACCGGGAGGCGACGTTCCTGCCGCATGGTGCGCCGGAGAATGCCGCGGGGGGGCGGCGGCGCAATGCTTGGCAAGCGGCGCGGCTTGCCTTTAGTTGCTGCGACCAGGCGGAGAACTGGTTGCAACGCTTGGTAACGGGAGATCAGCCTCTGACCGCCGAGGAGGCGGTTATAGAACGACTGGTAGCCCGGATCGGCCCGCCGCCGGACTGGGCGGTGCCGCTGCTGGAAGACGGGGGCGAGGCCGCATGAGGTTCCATACCCGGTTTGTCGTGACGCCCACGGGCAAACTGCACATCTTCCACGCTCTGCTGGTACGCATCAACCGCGTGCTGGCGCACTACAGCGGGGGCAGCTTCGTGCTGCGCTTCGAGAACACGCTGGCCACCCAGGCTGGCCCCGAGTGGCGCAGCGACCGGATACCAGTCTGCGAGGACAACCTGCGCGAGCTGGAGGCGCTGGGACTGGGGCCGACGCCGCCCGCGGTCTTGCGGGACCTGGGCCTGCCGCCCAACATCGGGGTGCGTTACCAGTACGGCGGTGGGGAACTGGCGCAGCACTACTGGCGCCTGTGGCGGCTGAACGAGGACTTCGGCGAGTGGCCAGCGCCCTACCTGCCAGAGCAGTGGAACAACCAGGAGTCGGTCTGGTGGAACCCCGCACCCTTCGGCGGTGAGCACCCCTACGTAGTGCTGCTGCGCGTAGTAGAGGACTTGACCACCGGGCGCAACCTGATCATCCGCGGCGAGGACCTACTGCCGGAGTCGGCGCTGTACAGCTACTTCGCGCAGCGGATTCTCCGTGATCGGGAGCGCCTTCCCGCGCAGTGCTACCTACCGCGTTGGGGCATGGTCAACGAGCAGGGCCAGGCCGTGTCGGTCAGTGGGTCAGACTGGCGTCGGGGTGCGCCGGGCTTCTTGTGCGACGTGCTGGAGGCGGGACGTACCGCCGACGAGTTGTTCGAGTTCCTGGACCGCCACATGCTGGCGCGTCCACTGGGCGACTGCTTCCCGGCGGTGCCGCGGGAGTTGTGGTCACTCTACAAGCCGGACCCGCTCCCGCTCAAGGCCTGGTACGACTTCATCTGGGCGGGCCATCAGCGCAAGCTGCGCCGGCAGGAGGTACGGGGGCAATGATGCATATCGGACTGAACGGCTACCCGCGCCCGGAGGACTGGGCGCTCATCGAGGACCTCGGGGTTACGTGGATCAAGATTAGTTACGACCTCTTCCAGGAACCGCACATACTGCTCCAGCAGGCGGAGGCCTGCCGGGACCACGGGCTGCAGGTCGTTGTAGACTTGCGCATGGACGACAGCGACGTGACGCCGATGTCCTGGCAGCAGGTCTACCGGCGGCGCTATGCGGCCCAGCGGGCGCTGGACGAGGCGGACCCGCAGGCGGCAGAGCGCATCGCCAATCAGGGCGGGGAGACGGTACTTCAGCGCTGCGTACGGCTAGCTCACGAAGAGGCCATGGGGGTCTTCGGCGAGGAGGTCGCGGACCTGGTGCAAGCCGGCGGACACCTGGTGGGCGACTGGGAGATACAGGGCGAGTTCATGTGCCCGACGGTCATCACCGGGAGCCTGCGCAACTGCGACTACCTGTTCAAGCTGGTGCGGCTGGGCCAAGCGATCCACGGGGTAGACCCCTCGGCGCGGGTCTGGACCGGCGGCAACGGCGTTTGGGTGAACAGTACCTGGATTCGCCAACTCATGGAACCGCACCCCGAGGAAGACGGAGTGTGGCAGCCGGAGGGTGCCGCGGGCACCTTCGAGGTCGTCAACTGGCATCACTACGGGCACAGCGTAAACGGGTCCGAGGCCAAGGACATCACGCTGGAGGAGCAACTGGCAGCCTACGACCAGGCCTTCGGCGAGGCGCGGGCAGCCCTGGACGAGCACGGGAAGGGGCAGCCCTTCGCTTCCACCGAGTGGGGCTTCCCGATGTCCAACCAGCCGGGGCTGACGCGCTTGGCCAGCATGGTCTACGCCGGCGGCGTGCGCACGCTGCGCGAGGACGCCGCGCCGGAGTGGTACGAGGCCTGTCTGGAGAACATGGACAAGTGGGGCTTCCGGGTAGTCTGCATCCACGAACTGCGCGAGCGGCAGGAGGCCTTGCAGTTGGCGTACTTCTGGGGCGGCTTCTGCGGGCTGTACGACGCCCAGGGGCGGCGCCGCCCGGTGGCCGATACGGTGCAGAAGTGGGCCTGGCGCGCGCGGGAGAGTGGGGAGGAGGCGTTCCAATCATGAGCATGGCCAGTGACGAACTCCCCATGCGTCATCACCGCGAACTGCAAGCACCCAATGGGGTAGTGCGCATCGCATATCTGGATGACATGCATCTGGCGCACTTGCGGCGAGCAGGGTTTGTCTTGGTGAACCCGCTGGGGGCAGAGAATGGCGCGGAGCATAGCGCGCCGATGACCTACGAGGAAGCCGAGCTTCTGGTGCCTGCCGCGGGGCCGACGGTAGACGCTGTGTTGTGGGCGGCAGCCAAGGGGCAAGCTTCCACGATAGCAGCACTCAAGCGGCTGCGCGGGGAGGAGGCGTTCCCGCAATGAGTCGTCGCCGCTGGTATATCCTGCGCAATCCAAAGACGCAGCAACCGGAGCATGTGGAACTGACCGACCAGGCGCTGGGCGACCGACTCAAGCAGGGATGGACCATCATCCGGACGCCGCCGCGGGAGCTGAAGACCACACACCTACGCGCCGACCGGGTAGCGCACAAGTCCTAGCGATGAGCTTTGCACCGGGTCCTCCTCCCTCCCGGTGCCTGGCGGGGGAGCCGAACTGGCGAGTGGGCGACAAGGGCGAGTGACGGCAGCGGTGGCGGCTCCCCCGCCTCCCTCAAGCGGCGTAGGAGTATGATGCATGGCAACTCGCGAGGTGGTCCTCAACTGCGGTATCGGGGGGTTTAGCTTGAGCGAGGCCGCATACGCTGCGCTCGGGCTGACCTGGGACGGTTATGGGTATGCCCATGCAGACGACTTGGGGGGGCGCTACCGCGACGACCCGGAACTGGTGGCTGTGGTCCAACGCCTTGGCAAGGCGGCGAATGGGCGGTGCGCCCAGCTAGGGATCGCTACCATCCCCGCGACGATCAAGTGGCATATCCACGAGGATGAGACTGGCGAGGAGTGGATTGACGAAGACCACCGCTCCTGGACGGCGGAGCCGCTGGAGTGACGAACCATGCCAGTAGTGACCCCCGCGCCGGTAGCGGCGCTGCTCAAGATCAACGCGGAGGGCGATGATGCTGCCTTGCTCACGCTGCTCTGCCAGGCAGCCAATGCCGCCATCGAGGGCTACTGCGGCAGCCCGGAGCACCCGCGGCAGTTTGACCTGCGGCGGCACACGGAGTACCACGACATTACGCCGGGCCAGCATACGCTGTGGCTGAACCACCCGCCGCTGGCGACCCTGGTCTCCCTGACCGACGACGCGAACACAGAGGTCGTCACCAATCGCAGCAATCGGGCCATAGACGTGGACACCGACGTCGAGGCCTACCCGCAGGACGCACCCTATCGGCTGCGGCTGACGAACCACGAGGGCTGCTTCACCGCGGGGCTGAAGGCCGCCAAAGTCGTCTACGATGGCGGCTACCGGCAGCAGGACCTCCCGGCAGACTTGGTGCTGGCCGGCTGCTGGTTGGTGGCAGCCTGGTGGGAGGGGCCGGAAGCCCTGACGCGGCGGCAGCAGATTCTCGGTGGTGACGTTCTCATGTGGCGCGATGGGGCCTTCCCGCCGCAGGTGCTGGAGGTCCTCAAACGATACAAGCGGATGGTGATCTAGCGTGGCCCGGCTGACCTACCGCCAGCGCTTCCGGGTGTATCGCCTGGACCAGGATGAGAACAGCCCAGAGGACTGGGTGCTGACGGTGGAGTCCCTGGCGGCCAACGTGACCCG